CCCCACGACATCACCGGCTTGATCGTGAAGTAATATAAGATCAAAGCGAACACTGCATACGCCCCGAGGTTTATACCGTGCGCAATGGTCTTGTGCTTTGTAATTCGATAAGCGTCAACCCGACTATTGATAAAGTTGAAGCCAGAAAGGGCAGCCTGGTTGATCATGTAAGTGATCATATCCCCTGCTGAATATTATTCATCAAACCGGTTGACCACGCAGCTGCCCATATACAGGAAATAGCAGCCAATAAAGCCACCAGCCAGCGCGGGCCATTGTCGCCAGTTTTTGCAGTTTTGTAAGCCCTTAATGAAGCCCATGCGTACACCAGTACCAATACAATGTCAATGATGGCAAACAGCAGGTTGCTATAGTTCATAAACAGGTACTTTGCCCATGCGAAGTGAAAGATTAATATTGCAATAGTGCATGCAGCTACCAAGATCCCAACAACCAATTTTTCAGATTTCTCGTTTGACATAAAAAATAATTTGATTAAATTTGAGTTCTTAAGCGTCCAGAATATTTCAGCTCATCGCGCCAACGGTGGGCTTTTTTATTTCAAAGAGTATTACCCAGTTGTTCATCAAAGTAATCAGCAAGTTTCTCCCTTGCTAGCTGAAGCAACACCACAGCATCAGTTAATCGAACATCAGCCCCAACATTTTCAACCGCTTGCACGGCATCATAAACAGCCTTTTCAGCAGGCATTAATAAGTATACACATGAGCGTCTTGGAAATTTGTTATCAGGCATATAAACTGTTTTTTTGTTAACTTTGAAAAGTCATTACATCTGCAAGGTTTGTTTACCTATTTTATCATAATTGCCCGGTTCGCTACCGGGCTTTTTTTATATCGGTAATTTGAACCTCAATTTTAAAAGAGCGTATATTCCAGTCAATACAACCAGTCCCCAAAAGAGCCACGGCCATTTTTTCAACCGCGACACCTTGCCTTCCAGTTCTGTAATACGTTTGTCCCGCGCACTTATAATTGCATCCTTTTCATCGAGCTTTCCCTGTAGTTGTTTTTCCTTTGCTTTATCAACAACTTTATATAAAACCTTTTGAATACTATCCTTACAGGGCTTAAGCCGCTTTCTTATTTCAATATCTACAGCCTTGCGCAATGAATCCAGATTCACTGCCGGAGGGCATGGTTTATCTGATGTTGGTTTATATTCTTCCCTCTGCTTTTTAAGTTGCATGAATAGGCTGTCGGCATAAGATGACAGTCCCGCATAGGCAGAATCGTAAGCTTTTGTATCAACCGAATCTGCTATTACAATGGTTGTGGTATCAGGCGGGAATTTATCAGCGCAATAACCGGCTGCTTTAATGGGGTGATCATTCAACCACCGGTTCACCTTACTTTCTGTTACACAGGAAGAAAGCAGAATTACAACACTGATTATCCAAATATTTTTGTTCATGGTATAGGGAATAAATCAACCCCAGCGCGAACCAGGGTTGATCAGTGAATTTAAACTGTGGGTGCTGGAGGCTCTGCTTCAGGATTGATAGCAGCAATTGCTTTCAATTTATCTGAAGTGGTTTTCAAATCTGCAACAACGCTATCGGCTTCCTCAGCTGTTAAACCTCCTGAGATTATACCGGCCAGCCTGTCCAAATCAGCAGCAATGTTGTTTGTTGATTCATTGATTGCTGATAACTCCGCCTTGATGGCGTCTAATTTCTCTCCCATGATTTTTAATTTTTGATTAATAGATTTTATTTCTGATAAAACATTTTCGTCACCATGATTATGATGGTGAACGTGGATGTGTATCTCCATAATTATGTTTTTGGTTTACTCGTAAGTTGTGCCGGGTTAATTACCTCACCCTCCTTCTTTGCCTCTTTAATAACCTCAGCATTTTCATATCCACGGCTTTTAGGATCTGCACCCGCAGCGGTTATAATGGCCAATATGAGCTGAAGGATAAACTGGTTCCAGGAGAAGTTACCAGTATTCCATACGGTCACGAATACCGCTGATACGTTGCCGAGGATCCCTACTATAGACAAACCCTGTCCTCGCCATTCCTTAGCGAAGTAAGAAAGTACTGCCACCAACGCAGCAAAACCAACCACTTTCCATTTCACATCATCTGATGTATTAGCGGCAAATGGCTCAATGGCAAGCGCTATACTGCCGAGAAGGCCAAGGATGAATACTTTATTCTTATACCAAAATTGTTTCATGGGGATTATCTTTTATTAAGGGTATCATACGTAATCTCTTCCTCCGGCTTCGCGGGCATAACCTGCAGTACTCTGAACTTATCAACAAGCCGTTGATCTTTTAACATATCCACTTCAGCGCGAAGGGCCGGAACCGACTGTATCAACTGTTTAATATCATAATGCATATCCTTCACAAAAAAACATAGCAAGGCTATAAGAGCATTTTTGATCCAGTCGAACGCAACGGCTTTTATGTTTGTCTCTGCTTTCATTCAGTAGTTGATGGCAGGGTTTAATAAATCATATGGTAAGACAGGAACGGGTTAATACTTTAGTACTATAACATTGTAATCAGCCGACGACGAATAGTTCGCCGATCCCGTGCTGACGTTGTGCACTCTTAGTGTCACGGTGTTTGGTGCGGTAACCTGTCCATCATATATCTCGCCGTTACTTTGACCCGATTTTTTACTCACAGTGACCGGGTCACCAACAGCCGCGCCCGTTACTGTTATTGTTGTTGATGTGCTACTTCCAGCCGCAACAACTCCAGGCGTCCAGTTGGTTGTACCTTTGAGATGGACTTGGTACGGCACTTTTAGCATTGCGTTTGCTTGAGTAGCGGCATTGAACGTACCGACTCCCCATATAGAATCAGCAGTGGCCGCCGGTACTCCGCGCAAACGTACTTCAGTAGTGCCAGTAACGGTTGTAACGCCAGGAGCTAAAATGACTTTTGCAGATGCACCTAACACATTATTGATATTCTCTATCTTCAATCCTGTATTTCCGTTAAAGACTACATGCTGCATTGCGCTGTCGGATGCGTCGTCTGCTGTTCGCCATACGTGACGCAGGTACATAAAGTCGTTGATGTCTTGCGAGTTCGTGGCATCCATGTAAAGCTGTGTGTATCGCTTTTTCCCCTGGAAGTTTAAACCTCTGCCTATAAGGTTTGTAGTCTTTATATTATCAATACCAAAGTCATTCCCATCAGCATCGTGTGAACGATCGCCAGTAAAGGTGAGATCAGTATTTGCGAAATTAGTTCCAATGCCAATTGCAGTTCGAAGTGCCGCTGCGGTATCTTTTAGTAATCTGAAATCAACGAGCTTCAATGAGTCGGCTAACGAATACGCAGGATGTGCATTATAGAGCCAGTTGCCGTGCATTATACTGGTAACGCCTGTTCCTCCCAAACGTCGAAGATTTTGCGCGGAAAGAAACACAGGAAGAAACAATAATATAAACAGTATCTTTTTCATTATGATTTTTTAAGCGTCAAGAAATGCGGTTGCTATTACCGTATGCCCCGCGTCGTTTGGGTGCAGCTCATCCACGTCAAAAAGAGAGTCCCCACCACCAGCCACCTGTGCCGCGTATACCTCAGCGCAATGGCAACCATGATCTAGGCAAACCGCCCGAACTGCATCGCCATACTCTTGAACTTCGGCGCTGTTAGCGTCTCCAAACATGCGAGGAACGGTGCCGATGTAAATATTACCTGGATCGTATCCTTTAACAATAAGATCGGCAACCATGGCATCTAACTGGGTTTGGTATGCGGATACAGAAGCACCCATCTGTTCGATATCATTGAATCCGTATAAAATATAAAGACGATCGTTAGCTGGATATTCAATAAGGTTACGTACATACCTGTTGTAACCGCTAATTGTGTCGCCTCCCAGATCCTCGAATCGTGATCCGCTGATACCTTCGTTTGCAAGCTTCTTTCCCAGCGCATCGGCTACCTGATACGCCCATCCGTTATCTGTGCTTGCTCCGATCCCGACGGTATAAGAGTCGCCGAAGGCCACTATTTTGTAGTAAGGGCCTGGATTTACGTTGTGCGTTTGTGCTAGTTTCTTCACAACGCGCAAAGCATCTTCATCGCTTAGGAAGCTGTTATAATATGCAAGGCCGCCGAAGTGCCCATCGCACCAACTTGCGTTATTCAGCGCCCCGATGCAATTAAAGTAGAATGGATTCGACGGAACAGAGCCAACTACACGAAGCCGTTGCCTTCCGTTATATTCCCAGTATTGTGCAACGCCCGAATTTTGTCGTATGGTCATTACAACCATTTCGTGCATCGAATCATCGTGTAAAAATGATTGGGTACCCGCCCCGCCTACACCTACGATAGAACCGTTAGGCGTTACAAAGTTGTTGTTCGGTGAGGCCCCTGCAATTAGCGCATTGTTCAAAACCAAAGGCCTTTTATATACGAGAAACAAAGTAAAGGTTGAATTTACCAAGCCCGTGGTAAGGGTCAAACCGGAACTGGAATTACCCATGTAAAAGCACTGCTTTCCCGTCACGCCATCGGTTGTAATCTCGGGTTTACCGCCGCCCGACGGGTTGCTGTGATTTGCGTTACCCGATTTGTCGCGCAACTGCGTTACTTCGATACCGGTGTTGCTTATGGTGCTGTTGTCTGTAGCGTCGAACCAGACCTGCAGGCCTGCAATACTGGGCAGATCGAATGTATCCATGTAAGTCAGGACAACGGAAGATGTTACCTTCTTGTATGCCCCACTCACAACCAGAGCGAAAATATCGTTTTCCGTAACCGGTGATTCACTGCCCGCCACAAATGCTTTCAACTGCGCTAAGGTGATCAGCGTTCCCCTGCCGGTGTTCTTATTCGCCATCAGGATTTCTTCTGTACCGTCGAACACTGATTCATCGCCTCCGATGTATTCCTGCAATTGCAGTGCGGTGTATTCTGATCCGTCAATGATAACCTTATCAGCATCATCAATCGAACCGGCTGCGGGGTATGTATTTAAATTCTTTAGCATACTAGTTTAAGATTATAAAGTTTCCACTACCATCACGAATAGGGTTACCCAATCCATCCAACAAAAAGACCGGCGCCGTCCTGTATATGATTATCACCTGATCATCATCAGCGAACTCTCCATTTGTCAAAGTGATCGTGCCGGTGGAACTATCAAATGACATATACACCGAAGTCGATCTGACCGTGAACCCTACCTGGTAGCTCTCAATTGACAACATCATAATTTGAGCGCCGATAAGCGCATCGTCCTGATAGCTTGCCGTATCTGCCGATGCAATAAATTCGATGCGTGAAGGAATGAGGATCGATTTAAGGGCGTATATCAGCGAGTCGCTGATCTTTCGCCGAAGGGATGAAGTAGTATCTTTTAGTTCGCTACGAGTAGTTACCCCGTTTGCGCTGGCGGTATCAACCTTGTCTAATATATTTGTTCCAGAAACTGTTCGGTCTATGCCGTAGCCGGCCTCCAATCGTTTTATTGTAGAACCAATCAACAATGTATCACCAGAACCTGATGCGTTTGTAAGAGTTGTACCGCCGGCGCCCGTTCCCCTAATGGTAACAGTATCATCACCTACTATAAAAGCGGAATCATTAATAGCAACAGTCTTTTTAAATGCTGTACGACCTCCACCTGTGTTGTACAGTACTCCGCCTTTCTGTGTAACGCGACCAGCATTTAAGATGATAAGCTCACTGTTCCCACCGGTTTTTTCCATGTATATGGAATCGGCTTTAATGTAATATCGGCTTTGTGCGAATCCGTAAATCGACACAAAAAGGAAGGCCAGTAAAAAAATAAGACTTTTCATAGCTCTTATGTAATGATGATAACCCCAGTGGATACGCCACCGAAGTCAAAAAAATACGATGTTGGTGCAATAAGATTATCTGGTTTTATCTCACAAGTCGTTTCTCTCAATACTCCATCTCCGCCAACCATATATACCTGCAGCGATGCATGCGTTCCAAATCGATTTATCCTGGTTGCGTTCCAAGGCAGCGTAAGGGTAGCCACATTCTCGAACGGGATAGGCTCATTCTTGCCTGATGCATCCGGGTTAACCGGATCAGGAGTGATAATTTGATCGAGGCAACATTGCCCTATAAGGTAAGGAGCCATATTAATTTTTTATAGGTTCAAAAGGCTTCTTCCAATTTGAATACAAACCCGGATTATTAATTATTCTACTCAATTGATATTGCTTAATAGGATAATGTTTTACCAGCTCACAAATCCTCACCCCAGCTTTAAATTCAATTATCATTTTTTCAAAATCATCTCTACTCAAACACCGTTTTGCCTCACTACCTTTTCCGTTCTTTTTTCGAGAAGCGATTCTCTTCTCTATTACTATTGCTTCCTGTTTAAATCCCCGCATTCTCTTTTTAGCCTCAGCGCATCTCTGTATATTCAAAGGCGACCTCTTTGTGCCTTTTTTCATATTCGTATTTCCCTTCATCACTTTACTCATATGCGCCTTCATTTCCTCAGTATGTCTGCCAAAACTTCTGCCGCCACCCTCTATATTATATCCGCACTCTTTGTCCTGAGCATTGAACAATTTTATATAGAATTTCTCCCATGCATTGGCAATTCCAAGATCATCGCCACATTCAACAAGAACTTCGTGATTAAAATTTTCTCTTCCAAGGGATTTCAATGCTGATCTTATTTTAACACCGCCACCGATATAATAATCTCTACCTTCTGTTTTCTGTCCTACATAAACTTTATGGTTAATAAGATTGGTGGTCAGGTATATTAACATTGGCTTTATTTAAGCGTTTTTAGCTCTATTTAAGCTAAAGTTATACAAAAAAAATTACCAGCGATTGTCGGGACAGGTTTCTTCGACTACAAGTGCCTTCTCATTTACAGGACATCCACATTTTCCACAACCAATCCCGCTACCAACTTTATCATTCCTCAGTGCACCATCAATAAACTTTTTCAGCCACATTTCTTTTGAATGCGGGCATTCAACACAGATAGCAACCCGCTGCTTTGCCAGTTGCTTGTCTTCTTCGCTGGCTTCAACCAGACCCAGTGACTTACTCCATCCTTCAAAAATGTGTTTCAAATTCATTATGATATAATTACTCTTCCACGTTCTACCATGCCACCCAAATCAATCAGGTAATAGGTTGTATTGTTGATATCATCAGGGCTTACAACAACTTCAACAGTCTGATAATTTATTCCTGTCCAAATCTCTACTGTAAAAGAAGCACCGGCGCCAAACCTGGTTTTCCTATTTGTATTCCAGGGTATTAACACCTCATCAACATTTTCAAATGGAATTGTTTCGTTTGGACCGTAGGAAACAGCGGTCGTTTGACTGACATAAGTCTTTTCCTCGCAGCATTTCTTTTTATCGTCATCGTATAGGCCGAAAAGAACACCGCTCATTTTGCTAGTTTGCGTTTTACCACATTCGCAATCGCGAGTGTAGCCCGGGTAACCGACAGAGCACATATACTCATGAAGATCATCAATCAGCGGTGTGATCCTCTCTTGTAGCCCTTTATCCAGCAGATGTTTCAGGTCCTTTAAGTCAATAGTAACAGATTCCTGATTCTGTGCAATATTTTCAGGATAGTTTTTTATTACACCCTTCGACGTAAATCGGGACCTATTCACCGGTAATGCACAGAACCACACGCATTCTGCAACGATTTTATGTAGGTAATTAAACCAAAGTTCCTGCTGTTGCTCGTTTAAGTAAGTATCTGAGTTTACGAAATCACCTACGTTAAGAACGATTTGTTCACGATCATCAGGCCGGTCCGCGTTAACGATCGTCTGGAGGGTGGCTTTATTCGATGATGTTACCAGTAGATTCTTATTATCGATCAGGTTGTTGTAAACGATATATCCGAGCATTGGTTTAATAAACCGACGTTCGGCGATAATAATATTACTGAGTACGTTACGCACATCAACGGTGTTGTCCATTGGAGCATGGAAAATCACCTCATCAGTGGTAATCAATACTTTCGTACGTAATATATTAACACCTATCATTCTGCACCTCCTTCAGTTTGGTTATCTTCTTTATTATCAGTAGTGCTGGCACCCCCTTCACCTCACTGATCATCATTTTACCCTTACCATTTTCTGTCGGCCCCTTGCCAATTTCCTCACGACCTTCATCTACTGTGAGCAATGAATTGATATCGAGTATACCTTCAAGAGAAACAGGGATCACCGGTGTGATCATCCATGGCAGATCATAATATTTAGTATTCTTAAACTCGTCAATGATCTTCATCAAAGGAAATATGAAGTTATTGACAATCGTTTGTTGTGCCGGGCTGATAATTGTTTTAAATTTCCTTTTGAACAACTGAGCAAGGAAGTCGCCGCCTTTACCCAGACCGGCTTTATCGTTCATATCCAAAAGCTCGCGGCTCCAGCCGTTGGCACTAACAATTTTTCCTTCGTAATGCCTATCTAATTCTACGAAATGGCCTTCATGCTTTTCAGTGAAAGGAGTGAACTTTGTGTCATTTATCCCATTCTCACTACTTACAACGAACACACGCCGTTGTTTACCCTTACCAATATGGCCTTTCTTTATATCTGCCAATAACTTTTTCCCTTCTTCTGGTGAAAGTTGACCCATAATGGATAATACACCGGAAATGAAAAGGTTATTCTCGAATTCATCCAGATTAAACCGGATTACGTTATACTCCAATAATGCAGGCGCTATACCGGCAAAGTTGGATGGCAATCCATAATAGTCAACACCCTGCACCTCATTCTTAATTACAAGCATTGTGCGGAATGTTCCCTTTTTGGTGGGATCCTTCAACCAAACATCTTCTTTGTATAATGGGTTATCGGTCCAAATAGGGATAGTGATTGGATTATCCTTTTTTCCGAATCGGGTAATGCCGTTCTTCCGAAATTCTCGGGAACGGATAACATGTGTAGGATCATCGCCATCTTCACGCTCTTTAAACCGGCAATCCAAATTATTGTGCGGGTACACGTGTATATAAGTATGCCCGGCAACAACAGTCCGTACAACCTCAATAAATTTATTGCCATCCTGCCAGTAGCTTTCAGCGACAGCCTTCAGTATATCGTCGATGGTCTGACCCTTCCCGTTAATTTTACGATCGAAATCTTTAGGAAACTCCTGATCCTGCACCTGCAGGCCATCGCCTACGGTGTAGAAGGTCTTATCATTGATGCAATTAGATTGAGTAGGAGAAAGTAACCGGAGTTCTAAAAGTGTTCTGAACAAGTTGTCATCGGGTGCAAAGAAGGGATAATAACTGCCACCGCCTACTGAGGTAAACGCTGTACCGCCAAAATCAACGGGCAAAGGATTTTCCGCATCGATACTCACTGAGTTGTGATACTTCACACCAGCTTTGCCTTCGGCCTTGCTTTCGATATTATCTTTCTTGGTGGTGCGTGGCGGCATTACTTATTAAATATTTTCTGTACTATAATTCGCATTTTCATCAACTTAAGCGCAGGTAGTTCCGGTAGTTTTTCAAAGAGTTTTATCAGATTAGGGTTCCCTGATTCTCTGGCCATTATTCCCAGGTCAATGAGATCGGAACAGGAACGGTTCTTAAGAACAACACCGCTATTGTTGAAGGCAATAACGGTGTTGAAATAGGCTGGATTAATAGATATATCGATATCGGAATCGGAACGGGCTGTCATAATTTAGCTTTCGTCATCACCCTCCAATGCTTCAAGGGCGGCTGTTCCACCTGTGAATTCATATGCTCCACGGTTGAAGTCGCCAACAAGTTTAGTTGTTTGGCCGTTCGCATCTTCGAACAGCTTACCAGTTGTACCGGTTGAACCATTCTGTTGCATACGCCATTCGCGAATGCTGGCGCCGTTAACATATTTCTCAGCGAGGACCAGGACTTTGCCGGAATTCAATTCCACAATCACACCAATACCGCAACATGAGCTTGCTCTGTCAACTGCTTCATTCCACTGAGTGATAAAGTGACTGACATCAGCGAGAAGAAACTCCAGGTTGTGCTCATACTTAACAGAAGTACCATTATTGAGCGACTGTGTGTAGGAGTATGACCCTTCTTTGTACTGAAACAGTACCGGGAAAAGGTTACCACCACCATCGGCAGTAGCACCTGCACGCCTGGCAATTGCCGTGTATACCGGTTTATTGCCATCGGCATCAGCAGCCCCTTGAGTAAAGTCGAAGTCATCGCGGTCAAATATCCAAAGGCGCGAAATACCACCTGTAGTTGGGGCGCAGGCGACATCGTACTTTTTGAGTTTAACGCAGATCATTTATAAAGAGTTTAAATGTTCGAATATTGATGAAAGAGAAATCCAAAGAGTATTTTGGATTATGATGGCAACGCCAGCGTTGAGTGCTCAGGCAGCGCGATTTGCGTACCGGCTTTCAATGCTGTTCTCCACTTCCATGTATCTTCATCCCAATCGTACCAGATCACCAGCGCCTGATCACCATCGGGACCCGTACCGTATGATTTATCAGTTGCGAATACGAAATTTCCCCGGATTGTCAACACACCGAAGTGAGCGTTTGCAGCAACTATTTGCGTAAGAATTGGATTGAAGAAAGGATTCACGAAGATTGGAATACCCATGAACGCACGCACTTTAATACCGTCCTGAACAAAGTTTACAGCCTCGCTCGATGTTTGACCGGTAGCTACCAGGTATTTCTCATATGCATCTGCCCAGTCGCGATCAATGTAGAATGCCAGGTCGCCACGTGGCATCAACTTCATCAGCGGATCCATGCGATCGTACAGGCTCTGCAGGTATACGTTTGCATTTGATGCGGAGATAACCGCATTGGGTACATTGAAAGTCTGACCAGCAGGTATTCTTCCGCTGGTAACATACTTCCCGTATTGAGTGTAGATACCGTCGAATTGGTTTACGTTGAAAGCCTCTTCGCTGGAATCGTTTGCACGGCTTACATCACCGAAATACATCAGTGAAGTCAAATCCGTTCCGATGGCATTCTTAAAGAACCCGGTAATACGATCGTAGAAAACAGGATCACCAGCTCTCCAGTCTTTCAGGCAGCCTTGGTAAAATTCCTCGCGACAGAACTTAACGGCGGCGCCGAGCTCTGTGGTGCGAATCATCCGGAGGCCGGCACGTGCCAATGGTTCATAAACCATAGAGCAATCCGCATCACGGCGTTTTAAAACGTTTTTAAACCTGCGGATATCGATGATCTTCCTTTCATAAGGAACATCATCCATGACCATGAATTCACCGAAGTAACCATTGCGTACATCCCGATCGGCAATCAAATCACCGAAGGAAGGGAGTAGGATTTCCTCGAAAAATTGAGGGCCATTGATCGTTATTCTTCTGAAAGGCTTTGCCATCTTATAAAAATTTAAAGGAGGTTAGAAAGTTGTAATAGGGTCGATAAGGTTTAAGTCCGGTTATGATTCATCATCTTCACCGATCTCTATTGTTGTGCTGTCTTTATCCCAGCTGCCTATATTACCTTCAGTGATCAGCATTCCAATTCTACCAGCATGACCATCACTGATACAGCCAGAATTTGCGAGAACAGTTGCATCGATGCGGTAACCTTCAGATAGATCCAGATCAGATACATCGATAGTAACAGCATCATCACCATCAGCGGCTGATATATTGCCATCCACCTTATTGCCGGCTTTGTCGGTTACACGTATGTTACAGATCTTACGTGCGTCACCAGCCGCATATGTAGAGGCTTCGGTTACCGTAATGGTACCGGCATTCGCATCATACACGAATGTTACTGCAGGAACGAAGCCAGTGCATTCGCAACCACCGCAGAGGCCATTTACCAAATTGCTGTTATCAAATACAGGAGGCATTGCTATAGATTTATCTGTGAAAAAACTTTTGTTTACTTATGGGGCTGAATAATTACTCAGCGTATTCGATCTTTGCTTTAGCGAATCCGCTATTGCCGGTTTTGCCTTTTTGGTTTTCAGGCTTTGTTTCATGAGCCGCCAGCGCATCACGGAGATCCTTGTTCTCTTTTTCTATCTTTTCCATCCGTGCCAGGACGTTTTTTAGATCGTCACTTTCTGCTGGTTTAGTTTCAGCAGGCTTTTCCTCCACAGGTTTAGTTTCAGTGGCCGGCTTTGTCTCAGCAGGTTTTGTTTCGGTTGTAGCAGGTTTTGTTTCAGCTGGTTTAGCTTCAGTTGTAGTTGCCTCAGCAGCTTCTTCGGACTCGGCATCAGCAGCTTCTGCAAAAGGCTTGAAAACCTCAGCAACCATATCGAGAACCGCATCACGGTTTTCTACTTTCTCGAATTTCTTATCCGTCTTTGCATTGTTGACGATGTTATTGAGCATGTCCGTAAGTTTCATATACTGCTTATTGAAAAATTTAAAAATCGGGTTCTGTTCATCAGGTTGGGCTTCCGCTGAATTAAGCAGAGCAGCTGGTACATTCCTGAAATTGTAATTGGAGAAATCAACTTTGGCATTAATCGGTTCGGAATTATAGATCTCGTCGGCGAGGCCAATTTCTTTGGCTTCTTCCGCAGTCATCCAATAATCACCGTCAGCCCACAGGTCAGTGAAGTATTTCACATCCTTGCCACTGCGTTGAGCATAGATAGCAGCAAGCTCGTTAGTTACTTTATCGAGAATATCAGCCTGCTTGCGCATTTCACTTGCGTTACCATAAGAACCGGATGAAGCAGCATGAATAATCATGAATGTGCTTTTGCCCATGCGGAGTTTGCCGGGATCAGCAACCATAGCCATTATAGATGCGATCGATGCAGCAAAACCAGGAATATCAACTTCCTTTTCTGCATTATATCCTTTGATATAGTTGTAAAGTGCGAGGCCTATCATTACATCACCACCCAGGGAATTGATAACGACCTTAATTTTGGAAGGATTAGCCGCTTTGATTTTATCAATGGTGGATTGCACCAGGTTTTCACTTTCCCAGGTATCCCAGTTCCAGCCATCATAGATAAAATCAGTAAAGTGAAGCTCTAACGTGGAGGTTTCAGCTTCATTCTTTATCCCGATGTATGATTTGCTCTTTGGCATCGGGACAAAGTTTCAGCTTTATTTGAGTTATAATAGCTTAAATAGAGCATTTCCGTATAGTAATACTATACGGAATAATAAATTCAGAATGGAAATTATGGCAGCTTGAAAATGTTTTTTAATTTAATATCGTAGCCTTTGGTTTGGCATTTCTCCCAATAAAACTGAGCGAGTGATTTGGAAATATTAAACTTTCTACTGCATTGTGTGTATGACAGGCCTTTTATTTTACAGAGGGATATTTTATAACCTACATAGCCGAGCTCACCAATTATTAACAATAACTGTTCGAGCTCGGCCGCGGCCATAGTAAGACATTGTTGCTTTAAAAGTTGGGCTTCACTCATAATGTTCCGGTACTTACGTCTTTTTCTTTTTTTCGTTGGGCACTGGTAACATTCTGAGCAACCAGTGTTACCGGTTTGGCGTCAGTGGAGTAAACTGCTGCCAATACCTGCTCGGTCATTGCTTCCAGCCGCTCAATGCGATCGTCATTTACTTTACCGCTTACGCTACCGCCATTCAAATAAGCACCAGCGCTAAAATAAGGAGCCTTTAATTTACTTCCAAGGTATCCACCGGTAGTAAATTTTTTCACAGAGGCGCCTGTGGCAAAGGAAATACCACCACCGATCGCATTAAGAGCCGATGCAATTTGTTTATGTGAGCCGGTAATTGAATATGTTCCGGTCTTTGGTGCATTGCGGGTACGGATGATATTCATTTCATCCACTTCAGCATTGTATGCCTGCCCACCGAATTCAAAGTCGGTACCTCCCTGGCCATGAGTTTTGCCACCAAACACACCACCGTTTACCGGTACTTCGCCAGCTTTTCCACCGAGTCCGTATTCCTTTTTCTTCAGTGCACCACCAAAAGCGAATTGCTGTTTGCTGATCTGAGCGCGTTGTAAAAAGTAAGCGGCCGTAAGTGCAGCAACAGGGATCAACCCGAGAGGGAACCCAAATTGCGCGAACGTTTTCATTACCGCAACGGCGAAATCGATTGTAGCCTGTTTTAATGCCAGCTGCCTTTTTTCCTCTGCAGCTTTCTTTTCAACAGCTTTTTGCTTTTGCGCAAACTGGCGTTCGATGGTTTCTTTTTCAGCTTCACCGGTTGCCCGGGCCAATACACGTTGCTTTTCCCGATCGAGCGTTTCAATTTGATCCTGCTTATCAGATTCAATGCGCTGTTCCTGGTTCTGGAAATAGGCTTGGTATGCTTCGTTAATAGTACTTTTTATAGTTTCTGCCGTTCCCTTGATAGCATCCTGAATACGTTCCTGCTCACCGGCGGCATCCTTAGTATATGTTTTTATACCGAGGATTGTTTCGAGGAAAGTATCTTTCAGTTCCTTCAGTGCCTTTACAAACCGCTGGGTAGCCGACACCTGTTCATCGGTGGTATATTTATAAAGAGCTGCCTCTTTGGTTTTATACTCTTCCAGTTTATCCAGGTATTCCTTTTCGCTGATCAATCCTTTCTCCCGATCCTTTTCCGCTTGCTCAAAGGCAAGTTTTGCTGCGGCGGCTTCCTCAGCCAATTGATCTTTCGTTGCCTGTACTTCTAACTTAGCCAGTTCCCGGGCCTTCTTTGTATATGATGAATTGGATTCCAGGATGGCAACAGTCTGTTGCGCCACACGGCGCCTGATCTCTGCAAGCTGGCGATCGGCAGCCGCCTGTATATCCCTCTGACGGGCTTCAGGCCTATCAGCTTCTGACTGTTCCAGCTCTTTCCTGATCCTTTCAATTTCTTCCTTACGCTTCTGAGCATTTTCAACTGACTTTACACCATACTTCTTTTCTGCCTCAATTTGTTTTTGATTGAATACTACCTGTGCAACCAACAAGCGATCATAATAATCGATGGTAGCCTGCAGGCGTTCTTCATTGGAGAGGTTCGGGTTTAATAAAGTAGCATCACGATCGCGACCGGTTGCACTCTGCTCATTGCGTAGGTTAATTTCCAGCTGCTTGTTATCCAGATCGAAAAGTTTTTGGTTGGCATCACGTTTCGCAGCCAATTGTTTTCTTTCAGCTTCAGAAACATCTTTCGCCAGGTCACCATGAAAACGGGCGAGGGCTTTTTTATAACGCTGTTGAAATTCAAGGATGATATTTATTTTATCCTGTTCGCCATTGGTTGTATTATCTCTAACCTGTGCATAATAATCCCTTTCAGATATCAACCCTTCAGCCAGTTGCGAATCCAAAGCGTTTTTACGCTCTATAATGCCTGCTTCAATTTCTTTTAATCTATCATCCAGTTTTTGTTTCTCCGGAGAACGGTTACCACCACCGGAGGAACCAGCTTTCGGTTTGAGTAGGTCCTTAACCTTTGCTTCCAGGGCGAGCAGGTCCTTATATTCCTTCGACAATACATCAGTTGATTTTTTTTGCTCCTGTATCTTTTTCAGGAGGGCTTTGAAGTCAGCACCGGTACCGTTATTGTTAAAAAGGCGCTCGAATATCTGAAATACAGTTTCGGATGTATCGATCGCTGATTTTTTTTGGACCTGCTCTTCAACCTTTGTCAAATTTTCTTCTGCTAAGGCTTGAGCCTTAAGATAATCTTGATAAACACCTATAGCCTCCTTTTCTTTTTTATCAAGGAATGTTTTAATCTGATCAAATCTATGCTTAAGTAAAACAGCACCTTCGTCGGAAAAATATATCACAGCACCAGAGTTAAGGAAATCTCCTTTTTTCAAAATCTCTTTCTGATCTTCAGACAATTCCACTTTTATCTCACTCTGATTGGGTTTGCTTTTTTGAGCAACCTGAATTTCCAGATCTTGCCGTAAACCAGAAATTTCAGTAACCTTTTTTTGCTTGCCGGCGGATAACGTAGCTGCAGCTTCTGCACGAGCCTTTGCCTGAATTCCCTGTACAACTTTCCCATATGCTTTATCGAGTTCATTAAGATCAATTGTTTGCCCTTTTAGTGCATCACGGAAGGCAGGGTTAATCTCAATTAGCTTATCCATTGCTTTCCGCTTTGTATCGGCGGAAGTAGCAGCGCTCTTTATAACGGCAATCCAACCATCTAAAGTAGAAATCTGTTCCGATGTCGCCTTACTGGCCTCTCTGCTTATTTCTGCATTTATTTTCTGCAACCTCACAAACTCACTCAAACTACCCTGTGCTGCTTCAAGCTTTCGCCCAAACGCAACAAAAGCAGCTGTCAATAGGGTAGCAATTGTTAAAATAATACCGAGCGGACCCGCTGTGGCCCGTACAGTAATTCCAAAGAAAGCAAGTGCACGTGTTGCGAGGGCAAGCGCGGTAGACGTAATGAAGGTAATAGCATTGTATGCCGTTTGTGCGATCGTAAGGGCGCCCATGGCAACATAGCTGGCACCTATAACAATATTATAACCCAGCACCTGAGCACGCAATAATAGCAATTGAGCATTTTGCGCAGCCCAATTAGCAACCAACAGTCCGCCAAGGATTAATAATGCTGGAATGTTAGCTAAAAGAAAGGTTATTGCCGTTCCAATAACGATCAGGGTTGTTTGAAAGGCCTTTCCACTGGCAGCATCGGCAAACTTCTTCCCGATCTTGTCCAATGTTGCAGCTAAATTCTCATTCTTTCGGGTGAAGGCGTCGGTTATGGCATCAGTAGATTGAATTGCAACGCCAGCTCGAGAAATACGATCGCGAAAGATCTCTGCTTTCCCGCCCAGGGTTGAAATAATGGATACCGCACGGCCGGCATCGATCCCGGCTTCCTGTAATGTGTTGGAAAATACTTCTATATCGCCTTTGCCTTTTACCAGGCCTTGTGATACCTGCAAAAGAGCTTCAATCGGGTTTTCCTGTAGTAGTTTTTTGAATTCTTCGCGAGTTGTACCGGCTATATTCGCGAAAGTATCAATGTCACGGGCCAGTTGGGGAATAACCTTTACCAATACGGTAGAAGAAACCTCCGCGCTCTGTTTGAATTCTTCAAAACCAGCACCGAGGCCCACGATCTGGGGTAAGGTAACGTTTGCTACTTGGCGCACACCGGCCATTCTACCGGCAAAGTCGTTGATAAAAGGTACACTGGCCACGGTTTCGTTTGCCAAAGTACGAACGGAGTTACCGATTTTCAATATGCGATCTTCAGTCACCTGACCATCATCGTAAAAGATGTTGATCAGCTTCACAAAAGTTTCGGTACCGGTTTCGATATCGCCGAAATCCTTTCCAAAAGCGGTCTTTACAGTATCTATGGCCTTGGTTACTCCCAAAAGGTTCTGTTCAGTTGCCCCGGCCTTTAGTGCAATGTTGGCGATATCTTCCAGTGTAGTGAGCTTTGTACGGGTATTCAATTGTGATAGACTATCAACCAAACCATCAGCACCGCCTTTTGCTTTATTTAGTTGGATTTCCAGTTCAGTGGTTTGATCAGAGAACTGTTTCGCATTATCTACACCAGTTTGTAAGCCGGAGAAGATCGCCTGAAATCCCAAATACGTAAGAGCGAATTGCCCGATGGAATTCCTAAGTTCTTTAAATCCTTTATTGATGCTGCCGGTAATTTGCTCACCTACTCCACCAATACCTTTTAATTGTACCTCAGCCTGAGACACGGCCTTTTTTAAATTTTCAGTCTCAACAACATTATCATGTATTTCTTTTTGCAGTTTATCGAGATCCTGGCCACCGGACTGTTGAGCCTGATGATATGCGACCTGCAGTTCCTTCATTTTTGTTTCCAAGGCAGCAAGGTCAGCGACTCCCTTAACCTTTGCCTGGTCATAGGCGACCGTCAGCTGGTTTATTTCAGTCTTTAATGCTTCTGTGGAACTTATATTTTGTTGCTGAGCCTGCCGGTAAGCAACAACCATTTCCTTTGTTTTCGATTCCAGTTCACCTAATGATTTCTTTGCATTATTAACGTCGTTCTTAATAATATCATCAATGTTCAGGCGCTTGAACGCATCAACAATACCAGATGCATATTCGCCGACCAACGTACCATCTTTCGAAAACTGCCGGCGGAAATCCTGCTCCGCCGAGGACAGGCGTTTATATTCTGAAATAGCTTCATCGAATTTAAATGATTTGCCACTGGCCGTTGTAACAGTTGAAGTATTGTTCCCTTTTTTTAATTCAGCATATAGCTCCTGCGCTGCTTTTTTAATAGTATTGTACGAACCAGGTAAGCCCTCCAGTTCTTTCTTCTTTTTCCTTATGGCTTCCGTTTCCTTCTTCTCCCGATCAATCTGCCGGTCAAGCTCCTTATCCTGCGCGATCATCGTGTCAATCTCTACTTGCGTGGCCTGAGCACTCTTTAATTTGGCTTCTGCCAAAAGCTTTTCCGTTTGGGCCAGCGTTTTTGCATCAGCTTCTGCTTTCTTCCGTTCCTGGGCGAGAGATTTGTACTTCGCTTCGAGCTCTGATATCTTAGCAGTTAGGCTGGAAATGGCACCAGGATCCGCTTTAGTTGAAACCAACGTAGCCAGTTCACCTTTCGCTTTGGCGATTGCCTTACCCATGGCAACGGTGGCCTTGCTGATGGATATGAAATCCTTTTCAACATCCTTACCACCGGCAAGCTCTATGCGGAATACTTTTGTAATCATATTAGGTAGGTATATCGCTGGTTAAAAGAAGATGCGGCCAATATTTCACATCAAAACTGTTCGTCACACCGCTGTTCTGTATACTTTGAATCGATGGATAACTGTTATCTGCATCTCTGGTAGACACCGGCATGAACATCCACATGTTGCAGGCCGTGCTTTCATCTGGCTCCATCGGGTTATAGTTTTGGATAGATGTAAGCAGGTATTCCAGATTATCCACAATAATGCTTTCCCTATGCAGGAAATTGCCAACATCGTAATTGTTCAATTTAAAATGTATCGGAGAATACCGGCGCCCATTGCGCAGGATGGCCATCCGCTGCAGGTAGAACTTTTTCATCAGGCCTTTGGCAATAACACCACCAATTTTCTGATCAGAATAAGTTAACACAGGATCGTTCTCTCCGCCCGGTTTATAGTTTACCGCAAACATGAAAGGCAACGTTGTGTAATTGACACCATTGAATTTCCATCCACCGTAGCCGGTTACATTGCCTTTATACCACACACGTTTCGGATTATAAATGTTCTCACTTTCACTACTACTGGTATTGCTGATGTTTTCCGGGATGATGGCTATGAACTGAGGCGAAACACCGGTAACAAACTGAAATTTCTTATGCTCGTAATGCATTACGGGGCTGTAGAATCGGTTCTCATGCTCTTTCTTCTCTGTCTTATACCGTTCGGGTAACACATATTTTGATTGGCCAATTGTTGCCTGGTTGCGGTCCTGCACCTTTTTCAGTCCGCCGTCGTTACCATCATCTTTAAATTTGAATACCAGTTCCCGCTCATATTCACTGAAGAGAAATAATTCGCTTCTTTTACTTATATCTTCTTTTTGCGACCAGTCGATTTGTTTTCGGTTAAAGTAACCGGGATAAGGCGTACCGTTGATATCATAGCCATGCGTCGGCTCTATATATACTTCCTTTCTGATTGGGTCCGTGTTAATAGAAAGGTCAAATAAATCGATCTCACCGCGTAACAGATCAAGCCATTTATAATTCTTGAATTTGGGATAGTTGTTTTTTAAATCGATGGTAGAACCATCTGTGAGCTTTATGAAGTTTATAGTGAAGCTTTCAATTTTTAAATCTTGTCGGGCAAAGCTAAATGGCTGGTCGGAAGCTTCGTCAAGATGAATCCGTGGCCTTGCCCCTACCCAATCACCTGGTATCATATCTACCTCGAACACCTTTTCAATGAATCCTGAACCTTGTCGTATTCCTATGGTAGGGCCATTTATTGAATAAACCTCGGCCATTTCTTGTTGCACACCATTCATATACCAAAAAACGAACAAGCTGGCATCGCCATCATCTTGCACTTTATAACTATACGATAGTGAAACAGAAAAGTTAACCCGAATTTTCCCGAGGTTTAAATTAGCAGGCGCTGTGGGATATTGCCACATCATCATAAAGGGAATAGTACTGGCACCATCCGTATATGTAAACAGACCATTGTTATCGAACGTACCGGGAATGCTTTCATCAGCCTTAATATCAAGGTCCGGGAATTCATCATCGTGATCTCCTTCGAACCGCTGGCTTTCTGCCTGCCCTGCCAAAAACTTGAGTGGCTCCCACCTGGTATCGTCGAGAAAGTCAAACCCGCCAAATGTCCATGGTAACAGTGATTTGCGGTAGAGGTCAGTATCCATGAACTCGCTAACCAGCCGATACCCTATGCTTTTAAAACCCCGCCATAAGATCCAATATATGCTGATCGACATTTTCATATCGTTAATCAGTACGTTATCATCGAGTGGTTGCGGGTTCGGATCGTCTTCTGTGGCAGCAGGATATTCACCAAAAGGTTTTCGATACCTTACTGGTGCATAAACGAAATCAGTTGCCTCATTGCGGCCATCATAGCCCCAGCTGCCAATTATAGTATTGGCATCGAATGTATGTGAGCGAGGATTTATAAAGTCGGAAAGTGTCTTTTCTTTTAAATCGATCATCCAATCGCCGTTAAGGCCATAAGCTTTGCCCTTATACTTTTCAACACGCCCATTTATTTTCGGACTAGACTGCACCAGGTACTTGCCTATAAACAATTCCTGACCATTTCCGATATATCGCATTGGCCGGAAGTTGTCATAAGACTGATCAGCCGTACCATCGATAATGCCCGGATTATGCAGTGTATTATGAATCTGATCATTTACTACAGTAGCAGGTAACTCCATATCCAACATATCGGCTGACTTCTTTTTTTCAAAGTCATCCGCATCTTCCAGCTGGTAATTGATAGTAGGCACCTGACCCTGCGGATCAATGTCGGCCTTAATATCATCGATGTATAGTTCTATATAGTTGTTACGGCTCATTAGTTACGAAGAATAATATTATCGTTTGCCATTTCAATTTCCACCTGAAGACCATATTCATACCTGCCTTCAAACTTTCGTGTGGTGAATTTTCCATCCTTCAGCAACACTGGTATATAATCATCATCCTGCCCCTGCGTTCCGAACCATTGTATCCAGGCATTTGGAGTGGCCATGAATTCTTTCAACCATGCCTGATCCTCTTCTTGAAAGCATTTATTGAATGCAACCCAGCTTTCGTTACTTGTAACATTATATCGTTGCTTTCCGCCGTCCCATTTGGCTAATGGATATTGATTTGGCTTCTTCCAGCTGGTGCTGGTAACCTCCGTATCTTCAGTCATCTGCCGGAAGTTGAGCGCATCGATGCCACCCAGGTAATTCACGAAGAACAGCCTGAATGTGTCCTCATTGCAACAACAGGCCCTGTTGAACCGGTTGGTTGTCGCCAGTACTTCAAGACTGTTCTGGTCCTGTATCTGCAGGTAGTATTCCTCCACCTGGCTGAATTCAACGTCAGGGAAAAGGCTCTGTAAATTCTTTGGGCCTGAGGGTAATAAGAATGTTACTGCCATACACTTTTTGATTTGTGTGAATGCTTTATTCCTTTATGGTAACTGTACTTGTTTTGATTTTCGCGCTTCCATAGGGGCTGAAAGTTTGTATAATGAAAGCACTCCTTTTGTTCAACTGAATTTGAAAGATTAAACGAAGCACATGGTTTAATATGATCTATCTCCCATTCACCCCAATTTTCCCAAGTCATTCCATCTTTAAATAACTTTTGTATATAATCTTTAAAATCCAATATTGGAATCCCTATAAGCTCAGTTATTTTACCTGACTTATTTGAATTGGAACGAATGGCTGCACGAAGTTTATCACCTAATATCTCAGAGAGCCGATAATTCTTGCATGCACTCCTATACTCAGCCCTTCTTATCATTCTCTTCGAATAGTTCTTTTTAATAGTTCGCTTATTAATTTCTGAATATTTCTCAGGATTTGACTTTTGTCGCGTTATAGCTTTCTGAACAAGGACTTTTTTATTTTTCGCATAGTAAACGCGCCCCTTCTTACACAGCTTTTCCTTATTATTTTGATAATTGATTTTATGAAATTTCTTTTTTCTTGCTGATTCTTTCTCCTTATTTGCCTGATAATATGCCCTGTTCTTTGCCCTTTTTGCCTCTTTGTTCATCTCATAATTCGCCCTGGCATTTGCGTTTTTTTCTTCTTTATTTTTATAAGGCATATAATCAGTTTAATAATTGCTTATATCGATGTTAACAATGTTGTTGAAGTTCTGCGGGATTGGCGTATAGATGTTATCCGTCACATCAAATGTTGCAACCTGTACATTGCCACCACCATCTACATATGTAATTCTGCATTTAAGAACACCACTTGTATTGCCACCGTCCAACGTTCTTGCAATTACACTTACACCCCAAATTCTACTTTTCACCAGTGGATAAACCAATGAGAAGCCTCCACCATAAGTGTTATCATAAATACCGGTATTGTATTCAATTAAAGGGTTCGCGAACGTGTTAAACACGGTGGCCATCCTGACATTGTAAATTGACAACGAGCTTCCAAAAGTTACAGTGGTTATATCGGGACCGTTAGGGCATGTGGTTGTATCCGGACCTGGTGCTATATAATCAGGATCGCCAATGTCGTTTGGTTTTGTGGTGCCAGTTGCATTCCCTGTACTCGTATTATATTGTTGCAGGGTATTGAAACCTTTCTCCCCCGTATTACCACTAACCAGTAGCCTTGTTGGATATGGCAAATATTGGATGGCAGTATTGGTTGTTCCGTCTACAGCCGGATAAGGATTATACGTGTAATGCTCGATCTGAGTGTTTACCACGCCTAATAGTACCTCAGTGTCATTTACGTCTACGATATAGGTGTCAACAGTTTGTTGCCAATTTTCGAATGAGAATGCACCAACGAAGGTGATATGCTGATCTTTGAAAACAAAGACTTTCAATCCGTCCTGCGTAACTGTTACCGGATTTAACCGGTTGTAATCACTGAAGAACATTGCATAAAGGTTACCCGAATAGGTAGTCGTTCTTTCTAAAGGATTGATATTATCAGGAAGATCGACTGTATCTGAGGTTATATCCCGAACCTCCAACTCAACATATATAGGTGTCCCGAAAGTTTGCACGACACAGAAAGGATCTATGCCACGCCATGCTACGTTGATAACCGTACCGCTCAATGTAAATGTTCCGGTTTCAGGATCGGAAGACAGGCAGGGCGTACAGAAGGTAACAACCCGGATATCATAGTCACCGGCGATATCATCCCCATTCACGTAAAAGGAAAAGTTCTGTGTGGCGTATGTGCCGGCATCTATCCACACGGCATCGGCCTGTTTTTTATACTGCACCAGCACGCTCTGGCCGGCAGGTACTGCAGAATCCAGATCAACACCAACCTGGTTGCCGGTTATGTTTGTGGCAAACCCAATACCAGCACAGGTATTGATATCCTGAGCGGTAGCCAGGGTAAAGTTGGTTTGGCCCTTCAACCGGTAATGCAAAAGAATATCAGCAGAAACGCAATCGCCGGTATAGATCAGCGGGAAATGATCACTATCATCATCGCAGAAAAAGTAGCGGTTACGGTGAGTTAAAGGAAATGCATTAGCAGCCCAGACACCCTGTTTGAATGAAGCCAGATGCAAGGCAAGGTTCTGGTTATCCTCATGCTGCAAAGCGCTGTTAATCGCAAAGAAGGAATTTGATTGTGTTCCGGTACCTGCCACTGGTGCATCGAACTTTGTCCCCTGTATCGGTGCAGTTGGTTCCTCTACAGTAAACCCATCCCCATCAACATCACTGGAACGAAACCGACAAAATACTTTCGCACTGGTGTGTGGCGCTTGCAGTAGGTTATTGTTATTGATCGTGGCGAGATCCGCCTGCAGGGTTTCCTGAAGGGCATCTGAGATATTAAATTGAAATATACTGTATGTACTTTCAATGCTTTCGGCCGCGGTACGGATTAGCGATTTGTAATAAACATCTGCCAGGTAAATGTCACAAACAACGTAGGGCGGCGTTACTCCACCACCGGTGGCCGTGGCCTGCACTTTGAATACAATTGGCCGATAAGCCGCTATCAATTGGCCGGTAGCAGGTTGGTATGTTATAAGGGTAACTGGCATTAGAAATATGTTTGATCGAATATTTTATTGATGAATGCATCCATCTCACTGCTCACACCAGTTTCAAGGAACTGGTTATACTCTGCCTCATTCTTATTATAAGCTTCAACGTTGGCAAATAGCCGCTCACCGGTAGAACTGAACTGATATGAATTCTGAGTCGGCATGCCCTCTTCACGGTGCTTACGAGCGATGGCAACCGCGGCCTTGATTGCTGACTTTCCGGAAAGGCCAAAACGCTTTTGAGCATAAACTGTAAGACCAGCAATATCAGATTGATCAATATGTTCGGGTGGCTTTCCTTCAAACAAATCGTCGGCATAATCCAGCGCTTCTATTTCGATCACAGTCTTACCACCCGATGTGGTTTGCTTTGATTGTATTGAACGTTCCAGGGTACCGGTGAGGTAGTGGCCCTGGTCACGGAGCTCTTTCTTCAGGTCGAGCTGAAGGTGAATGTCAATTTGTTTTATGGTAGTGTCGCCGATCATTTGTTTTTACCACAGCAATGTTTATACTTTTTCCCGCTACCACATTGGCACGGTTGGTTGCGGCTTGGCTTGTCTGATTTAGCGGCCTGCTTTTCCTTTTTGCATTTGCCACTATAAGCCCGGCTTTCGCAGATCGATTCGGCTTTACCGTTGGTCTTAAACGCGATATCGCCACAGAATTGACATTGATCGTAACTCATATCGTTAAATTTTCAAGTACATTATATTCCTGCTCCGCATCCACCAGATACTTCTGCATGCTCTTCCAGTTCTTCAGCACGTTTTCCAGGCAATAAGGACAGTTATCTTTACGTACACCATCCGGATCGATGTAAAGGAAATAGGCCTCATACAATGCCTTAAATGCGTCATTGCCCATTGAAGCCTTTGCTACCGGTAACCATTCCAACAATATCATTTGCCGGATCTCATGTGGGATAGCCGCGGCTATTTGTGGCATTGTCATTCGATAATGAATTTTATCTTATAGAACTCACCAGCTTTTCTCATTAACCGGTCGCGTGTCATGTGGGGCCACTTCTTTTTTAACTCTTTAAACTTCTCAGCTATATTCTGCTTAAGATCATCGGATAACTCTGAAAGTTCGAGCGGGTTTGTTTCGGTCCCTTTCACAGATTCTTTAGGAAGCGGTTTTCCATCGCAACCGATATAGGTATATTCTGGCAAAGCAACAGTGCATGATGATTTATTTTCCATCAGTGAAAATGTGTTTGGTGAGGCGGCGCCATGCCGGCAATAATTTCGTTTAGTGTCTCAGTGTCATAGGGAATATCATTGAATTCACACGGTGTGGCGATCTCTCCCAGAAACTGGAGCATTACACCGGACAGGTTATCGTTTTGTACATTGGACAACCGAACTATTCGCCATGGCTCATTCTGCTTCAGCCGGAACTCCTTTATGATTTTCATTTGAAGCTTTTCCAGCGCATTCATAAAGTTGAGCGCCAATGTTTTCATATCGCTCCAATCCATGGGAACAGTATGTAACGATGTGTTCGTTGATGGATCAGGTGACTTTATTTGATTGTCACCGGTATTATGTGTTGTACATAGGAAGAACAAACGGAAAGTAAAACACTCCCATTGTGCCTGTTGTACGGTTGCAGGTAGTTGAGAGACAGGCGGCAAACAGAACACACCGGGATATTTCGCCTTCGGGAATTCTATACCTGCCAGGATGTTGTTTTGATTGAGATCACCGCCACCTTTGGGCAATACACCGTAACGGCCGGCGAAAACAGCAGACTTATTCACTACGTTGTGGAATAGGCCATCTTTCCCGTATAACTGTAGTTCATCCATTAACTTAGTTTTTCAATTACTTCAAAAATTTCCTCGGTAACAATCCCTTCGCCAGTGGGGTGCGGATCATGGACCATGATACCGTTTTGATAAACGCATACATGATATATTCCACGAGGACTTTTACCAGAAACCAAATAAAACCTGTCTTTTAATTCGGCTCTTAACCCATCCTTTTGTTCTACGGAAAGCTTTGATAAATAATATTCATTATTGGTGTTCTTTATCTTTTCAGAACCATCATGAAACACACTGTATTCCATGGCCACATCTCTTAGCTTGTAGCCTTTTTCATGAAGCCATTTAAACATTACTTCATAAGCAAAGCTGACACCCACGTCCCAAAGTGTTTCAATATTTGGAACATCGGTAGGTGGGATTCCCAAAATACAGGCTATTGCCGTTGGATAGCAATTCCCATTAACAACCTGATCACCATTGGAGTTTTTAACTACTACTTTGGATTGAATAAATGGTATCATGTTTACTTTTTCATTGCTTCATAATCGAGATTCTGAGCCTCGTTAAACTGCTTTTCCTCACTGGCGAAGATCAATACATCAAACGCTTTCGATGCCTTCGCACATTCTATACTGTTCATCCCGGTACCGGGCATATCGAATACTTTGGTCTTTGAGATCTCCTTAAGGAAATTGGTCCATCCCCACTGTTCCATGTGACTTATGACCCATCGGCCACCAGCTGGGCCCCGGCTTTCCCAGAATATTGGAAAGTATTCAGCCAGAAAGTTTGTGAAGCGTTCAAAAAAAAAGCGACGTGAAGCGCAAATTCCAACGGCAGTGATTTCATAAGCTCATGCCGCTCATTGCCTTCTGTTACGAATTCTTCATTGAACGGTTCATCCTTCTTCCGAAAGAAGATGCAGCATAACGGTAACAACGCACCCCACTTCTCATCTCCCAGGTCCATCATATTTTGAACAACCTGCTTTGAAGTAATGAACTCACCAAAGGTCATTTTGCTATCATTCTTCAGTTCTGGTGGTGCAATCGTCCATAACGCATCCTTCCATCCGAATTCTTCCTTCAACACAAACTCCTTATTGGTGAAGTCGGAGTCTTCCGCATACCCTTTCATTGTCACATGGTAGATAGCCAGCACATCATCGATTGCCGTGTTGTTCACGCTTTCGAGCGGGATGCCGGCAAAGAAGCTTAGGGACCGGCAGGCCAGTGACAAATGGTAATCGGTTTCTGCCATTTCCTTAAGCAGCGCATCTTTTTCTTCCTCCATCTTTTTGTACAGCTCCCGCAGCGTCTTGCCGTGAACCTTATCAAATTCAATCCGCTGGTTTAATGTGACGGCAGCCAGCGATGCCGGTAGGTCGTATGTTTGCCCGTTGATCTTTATCTTCATTTATTTGCCAGCTTTCTTTTTGGGGTCGGGTTTTGATTCTTCGGATTTGGGTTCTTCAATCTTTGGTTGATCTGTCTGACCTGGTTTCACATCTTTGATCATGTCGTATAGATCCTTCGCGGCATTCTTACCAAATTCAGCCGCTTCCTCATCAGTGGCAACTTCTTCTGTCTGCGCTTTTTTCTTGTTAACTTCTTCAGTAGCTTCTTCTATCTTCTCAGCCACCAATGAAATATCTTCTTCTGTCAAAGGACCAGCAGGCTCAGCATGTTTTGTTAATCCCTTCTCCAGCAATGCCGCCTTTATCTCATCGATAAACTCAACCGTGAGTTCCTTTGGTTGATCCTTAGTTACTTTTAGCCCCGCTTTCTTTGCCACACCACGAACTACCAGATCAGGCATGTTTGCCAAGATGCCGGCGGAACTACCACCAGGGCTAAAGTAATGTAATGCATCTTCCACCTGCTCTTTCAAACTCAACACAGCATCATCAGAAGGCCGAAGATCACGCTCGGTTATACGCGGTAGCTTACTGATAGGCTTACCGCCGATGGTGGTTGCGGGCCCCAATACTGGGCCAGCGTTATCGGTGATATCGCCAGCACCGGTTACCAGCAATATGTAATCGGCTTCGCGTTGAAGTGTTTGGGTGAGCTTTACCCGGTGCATTTCATCTTCCGAACCAACGAGAATTACGTTTATTGATGCCATAGCACCTTTAAGGATCTCGGCAACTGCCTTATACTGTTGTGACATAAGTCAATATTTTAGTTATAAAATTAGCTTTTTTTAAGTCTCTATAGCTTTTTTTGATAACTTTCACTTCTTTAACTATTATTCACGAAACTCAACATCATGAAAGGATTTATTGCAGTAGTGCTTTTTGCAGCTTTCGGGTGTGGGACATTTGCTTCGTATGCCGCGGATGATGGCAAGGCAAAGACAGAACTGGTAAAGAAATCTTATGATCTGGTAGCCATTGAGGTAAGCCAGCCAATTAAGGTTGATCCACCAGCTGTTCAGCCTGTCAACCACATCACCGCTGAAGTAAATGTTAAAGCAATCAGCCGGCCGAAGGAAGCCGTTGCGAATGCACCACCTATTATCTTGGAGCAATTACTAAATCAAAGTAACCGCATACGAGCGGTCACCTGTTAATTAACTTATTTTCTTAGTACCGGTTTTGAATAGAGTTTACCAGCCTTGCAGAAATGCAGGGCTTTTTTGTAGCTTTAGGTGAAATAATATTATCATGCCTGTTTATGGGATATATCACCGGTACCATAGCCCACAATTTTTTGAAGATGACACTTTAGAGAATGTATCTAAGCGCCTTAGTTTTATTTCGGATGAGGGGGATGGTTTTCCCGATTGTATCATTACGGATCAAGGTAAAGTCCATATGATTTATCATACAATACTCGATAATAATGTCAGCATTGAAGACATAAAGGCTGTGGTTAAGAGATTGGAAATACCGGTTGATGCTAATACCCTGTCATTGGCGGAACCCATAACAATTGATTAATTATGGAAAGAACGAACGGCTGCGAAGAGCCTGTTAGTAGTAAATCACCTTTCACGGTTTATCATAATGGAGTTGACCGGGCATCAGTTATAAACCTGAAGGGGGAAAATGTGACGGAGTATTTTAATATCTCAATTACTGATGGCGTAGTTATAATGAATTATAAAAAGTCACCCTCATTTGATGAATGGCGCAAAATTGCGGGTAAAATTTAAGACCAGATGAATAAAGAATTAATTTACAAAGGCTTTACTGCATCTATAGAATATAGCGCGGTAGATGAGGTGTACTATGGAAAGATCGTCGGCATCAATGACCTTGTAAACTTTGAGGGCACATCCGAAAAAGAGCTGGAAGCAGCATTTCAGGAAGCGGTTGATGATTACATAGAAACGTGTAAACAATTAGGAAAGGAACCTAATACCCCAGCTGCCCCAAAATATCCTCTTCCTCCTTCTCATACTGATCCTCCGAGTGGTATTTAAAGCCAACAACACTGTGGCGCTGTAGACATTGGGCCAGGGCATCGGCCAGGTCTTTAAACTGTCCTTTTGGAAAAAACAAAATGCCCTGCCTAGCATCGTTATACAGCCGGTCCGCCATGCTTTTGCGTATATAAACAATCCCTGATTCAGCTATCGGCGTGGCCATGCGTGCCCGGGCTACTTTATCGGAGCCGCCCTTTACCGGGACTTCTATCGCAACTATTCCCTGTTTAGATAAAATTTGCTTCGCACTCTTTCCCGATGCTTTGGCCTCAATATAATAAGGCGGGTTTTTAGTCTTCATCCACTTTATCAGTTCCGGCATTTCCAGCCATTTCCAATCAAAGTCATCAATGAATATGCGGTTATTAAACCTGAAGGAATCGACATATGCGGTAGCCGCATTCTCATCATCTTTTGTATACGCAAGGTCCCAGTCCGTTCCATAGTCGGTGCCTTTACTCCTATCCGGCCAATCCTCTTCCGGCACCTCAATGAACCATTTTTTCCAGATAAGGCCACCAGCTGGTACCGGTGTTTGATCAAACTGCCCGGCATACCCCGCGGCTCCCAAGTCAACCTTCATTTCCTCACATATAGATGGCCCCAGGCGATTGTAATCCAGGTATCCGTTCTGGTAAATAGCTTTATATTCTTCAGGTGATACTTTTCCGTCAACCGTAGCAGGTAAACAAATATGGCGTATGCCGGTTTTCTTTTTTTCCAGCAGGTGGCCGGATGGATCTTTCTGCGCCAGCCGTTGCATGATCAGAATGAGTGGGGTAACACGCTTATCAACTTTGCGGGTTGTAATAGTCTGATCAAAGAACCTGTTAGCCTCTGCCAGCTCCGCTTCGCTGGCAGCCTGTTTTGGATTTAGCGGATCATCTACTGTAATTATATGCGCATGTACGCCGGTAACGGTACCAGTAACTGATGTAACGAATCGCTGGCCGTTCTTAGTTGTTTTGTAATTGGTTTTATTATCCTCGTCTGGCTTGATTTTAACATGCGGGAAATATCGCCTGTACTTTGCTGAACGCATGATATCACGGCTTTTCACAGCATGTTCAGTCGATAGGTCCATCGAATAACTGGCGGTAATATGGCGTAAGGAATCGTCTATCGTCCAACTCCACACTGGCGCCATTATCGTAACGATGGTCGACTTTGATGTACCTGGTGGGATGTTAATAATGATATCGTATAGCTTTGGCTGGCGGGCAATTACACGTTCGTAAACGGCCTGAATTTCGTCACATAACACATCCATGTGTGGCGCCCACTCCAATTCTTCTTCGATAATTATTTCCCAGAACTCCCGGACGAACCATGAAAATTTGCGTTTACATAGCACAGCAGAAGCCTTGTCACCGTCCAATATGATAGGATCATTATCACTCATTCGATGGTTTTCGTGCCTTTGCTATGGCTTCCAAGACCTCATTTGAGAGCTTATTGTAATCCACATTCGTTTGAGTTCGCACTTCAACGGGTTTATCAGGATCTCCGGTAAGTTCTATACCTCGGTTATCGGACCATCCCATATTTTTCAAGGCGAATATCGACCCGGTAGGCTTCGGCTCACTGAGCCTCTTTTCGTACTCATACTGCACTCTCGCCCGGGCTCTTTTTATAACGTCTGAATACTCTTCATTCTTTTCTGCGTAATCATCCAACGATTGCCTTCCATTGAATCCAAGATATAGCACTAATCCCATTATTGTTGCAGGCTCTGGTTCTCGATCAAAAACCTTTTTCTTACCTACGATATGAAATTCTCCCAGTATGTAATCGAAGTATTCATCAACCTTTTTCGAAAGATGTTTGGGGTTTTTAAACACTGGTGGGCGACCGCCTTTATTACCTATTGCATATTTATTGCCCTTTGGAGCTGGCATATTGAGGTTATTATGCACAAATTTAGCTCAAAACAAGCTATTTTCGCTTAAATAAAGCTATTATCACGTTATGGATATAGTAATTCCTTACAAAAACAGCGTTAACGACGGCATTGAGCTGCGTTATGCGTTGCGGGGAATTCAAATGTTCTTCCCTGAGTTGGAAAATATATTCATCATCGGAGACTGCCCGCGCTTTCTTCGGAACGTATTCCACATTACATTCACAGAGTCTCCGGAACGGCACCACAAGCAACGTAATATATGTAATGCGATATTGGCCGCCTGCGAGGATAAGCGGGTCAGTGATTCCTTCGCATGGATTTCTGATGACGAATTTCTTCTTCAACCATATCAGGTCAATTATAATTACTGCGCCACACTGGAAGAATCAATTAAAATATTCAGCCCTCACCAGACTTACCGTAATACATTGGTCAATACTTACCATAAGTTAGGAGGTACCGGATTCAACTATGGCCATGGTGGGATGGTATTCGAAAAGGAAAAGCTCGTTCGGGCTATTGCCGGTTTGCCCTGGAACATTGCCTGGGGGTATGCTATAAAATCCATCTATTGCAGTTACAATGGTATTACCGGTGACCATTACCCTGATTTGAAAATTAAAATTGCGTTGCCATTTAATACAATCGGCGATATGATTAAAGGTCGGACATACTTCTCGTTGGATGATCGCGGCCTAAATAAAGATATGGAGCTGGTGCTTAATCTTTTATTCCCAAACAAATCAAATTATGAGAACGATTAAAGTATGCCCGGGCATCGGGGATAATATATGGCTGTTGCAAAAGCTGGTAAATGCAAACGAGCAATTTATTTTCGAAATGCCGGATGGCAAGCCGCAACGGGGTAAACAAATTTTCGACCTGTTACCATCGGTAGCCGCTGAAACCAGGTACGTTAAAATGCGAACCGACTTTGTTGAAAAAAACAATGTTCAGTTTAAGAAGAAAAGCTTCCGGGATATCAAATCTGACAACTTTTATTTAAGCGCCAATAAACATCTGGAAGCTGGAAAGCGGATTGAATTTTTCTTCCCCGACCTGGATACATCTTTCCGTATAAATTGGGACACTGAACAATTCAACTTCCAGGCAATGAATAAAATCCTTGATTGTTCAGGTCGCGAGTTTATAGGACTGTATGGCAGTTCATACAACACTTCCCGGGCATGGGGTTTCTGGAACGAACATAAGTGGCTCGAGCTTGCCCAAATGGTATACCGGCATAACTCGGGTTATAAGTTCGTAATTATAGGTGCCGAGTGGGATCTCGATCTCGGCGGGAATCTTGTGAAGCTGCTTGAAAAAGAAGGTATCCCTTACGTTAATACTATCGGGCAACCACTCGGTGTGGTAATTGAGATTATGAAAATACTGAAGTACTTCTTCTCCTTCCCTTCTGGCCTGGGTATTCTGGCACCGACAGTTTCTTGCCCTGTCACTATGTTTTATCCGAAACACCTCAACCTTATGATGAACGCATGGGCGGCACCGGCCGATATTGAAAGCGGGCAATATAAAGGCTGCCAATTTTGCGAACCGGAAGCAATCTTTAATTGGGCAGTTGAAAACAAAAAGATATAACTATGAGTATGCACCCCACCCGCAACCTGTTTGCAGAATTCAAAGGCGATAACCGGGTATTCATCGAAACCGGAAGTTACCGGGGCGACGGTATCCAGCTGGCGCTTGATGCAGGATACGAAAAGATCATCAGCATTGATAATGATCCCACAGCAATTGAATTTTGCATAAGCCGTTTTGACCTACAAGAAAACAAGCCAAGCGGTAAGATTTATATCCATCATGGCGACAGTGCGGAATGCCTGAGTGAAATTCTCGGATGTTTTAATGAGCCGATTACCTTCTGGTTGGATAGCCATTGGCAAATGCTGGATGGTACGAACCCAGGCAAAAATCCATTTCCTTTAAAACAGGAATTAAAGCAAATTGAAAAAACGGGCCGCGTTGATCATGTTATCCTTATTGATGACCTTATTTATATGACCGACACCCGACTGACGAAATATTGTGAGGATGAATTAGATTCTGACTTGAAGAGTATTAACCCGGCCTATAATTTCCATTATTGCGCAAATCCGGTTATTCGCAATCTTCTTATCGTTTATCCATGATTACAGCAGCTACCTCTGGCGGTTGTGGCGATATCGTCTATGCCATTCCGGTCATGCGAAAGCTGGGCGTTACCCGCGTTTATGTGAAAGAGTCTTGGTATAAACCACCGTTCCATAATCTCTATTCGGTAATGAAAGACCTGCTGGGAATGCAGGGCTTTGATGTGCTGTGTACAGCCGGCGGCTTTGACTCCATGGTATATGAACCGGGCCTGCAGTTCGACTATGACATAGATAGCTTCAGGTTAATGCGTGGCCGCGGGCGCATTCATATTATTGTGAACATGCTTGCCCGCTTTGGGCTTCCGACCACAGGATGGAACAAACCTTGGTTAACAATCACTGGCGTCGCACCTGGTGCGCCATCTGGTGAATACAGTCTTATTCACCTTACTCCACGCTGGCGGGACGGCAGCCAGGTGAATTGGGAGCGGGTGTTTAAAAACATCGCGGGACCAGTCTACTTCATCGGCTTTGAGGAAGAACACGCTGAGTTCTGCCGGTTGTATGGCAACCTACCGCACCTGCCAACCCAAAACATTTTGGAGATGGCACAACTGATCCGGGATTGTAATGCACTGTATTGCAACCAGTCAGTAGCACTTACGTTAGCCCAGGGCCTGGGCAAAACCTATTACCTGGAACCTAAACGAAACAAAACAAACACTTTACTATTTACAAGTAATGAAAACATTCTAACATGAAATTTACCTCCCACGGCCGCCAATATGAAGTAGACCGCTTTGGTGTGATTGTTCAAACCGATCACCGGCCATTCGTTTATGATCCCGCTTATTCGGCTACATACGATACACCTGAATATGTACGGGGCTCCGAACTACTGCAGGCGTTGCGCCTCGGCTTTGTTCATGGCGTCCATGGCAAACCGGTCAATTCCATTATGGATGTCGGTTACGGTAACGGCGCCTTCATCAATTCAGCCAAACAGCACATTAAACATGTGTATGGCCACGATGTTACTGGTGTTCCACTGGATGGCGCCTACGTTATGCCAGAGATTATAAAGGCTGACGTGATCACATTTTGGGATGTGCTGGAGCATTTTCCCAGCCTTGATTTTGTAAAAGATCTACCCACTGAAACGATTTGCTTGTCACTCCCTTATTGCCATATTATTACCGAGGGCAAATCTTGGTTTGATGGTATGTACCCTCACCGTAAGCCGGACGAACATATCCGTCATTTCAATGAAATATCCCTGGCTGCAATGATGGCCGACTACGGCTGGCGAAAGGTGGCGGTATCCGGTCATGAGGATATAGTACGGAAGAGTAAGCACGGCCTGCAGAACATACTAAGTATGGCGTTTAAAAGGTAAGCTTTTGGCGTTGACCCAGCTTCTCAGTAACTTATATGTATTCATTCACCTTTTAAATCGAATTTTTATGCCTGACGATAAAAGTAAAACCGGTAAACAGGATGATATCCGAATCAATGTTAACCAGGTACATGAAGTAACTTATTGGACAAAAACGTTTGAAGTCACGGAAGAAAAGCTACGCGAGGCGGTTGCTGCTGTTGGTCCAATGGTGAAGGATGTAAGGAAATACCTGGGAAAGTAACCGGGTGTTATAAATATTTGGAATGCTGTAACTCACACCCAGCTTGCATTACAGAAAGATTCACATCATTTTTCCACAGCTGTGCATATTCCAATACTAAATACATTACTCAACTGCCTATTTTTGATAGTTGCGTAAGAATTAAGAGTGTGGGTTGTCTAATCGGCCCCTATTTTAAATATGGCAAAGCAGCCAACAAAAAAGCCAGGGTGGATCCTGGCTATTAAGGAAGCACTTGAATGCTTCAAAATTGCTTTCGACATTATTGCCCTGTTGCGACAGTGGGTTGTATAATGTCCGAAGGTTCATGGTGAGCCGGCCTTTTTGGGTCGGCTTTCTTTTTCAAATATAGTACGACGGCGCCAATAGTTTCAACTTCCGTTTCAATTATGTTTTCAAAATGTTTTGAAAATGATTCGAAAATATTTCATAATTAATTCAATATCACATTATTGTAACTTTTCCCACTAAATTTGCACATATTGTTTTGCAAAGCATTAGTTAAACATTTGCAATTCATTAGATTAGCACTCTACTCACCTTATGCAGCCCAGCAAACACCTTCCCTTGCTGCTTTTGATCATTAACCGGGAACTGGTTCCATAGCTGCGTACTGAGCCATACTTCGTTTGTATCGATATTCCAAATGCCGGCGTACTCGGCGCCGTTGAGTTCAGGCTTATGTTCGATCGTGACAGTTACCGTTTCTGTTTCGCCTTTTGGTATGAAGATTATCGTTCTGCGCATTGCCGTAAAATTACTGCTTATTCATAAGGCTTACAACCTGGTCAACCGGATCACTAGATGGTTTAAGCGGAACTCGTAATTCCTTTCCATCGATACTTACCATTGGACTGCTGTTGGTCATTGATATACCCGCAGGTAGTCCCGTAAACGCGAAAGGGAGGCCACAATCTGCACAATGGATCTTTACATCTGCCGCATAACCTACAATATTATTGGGATCAGTATCAGCCGTAAGGCGGCAAACGCTGACAGAAGCTTGAAAATTTAAATGATCACACATATTATAATAACCCTTCCGGGCCGGTTTGTTTTTGTTCGCTTATATCCTTAAACTCAATATTATTCGTTTGCAGGTGATACCGCTGGTTTTGCGACAGGTACCAGAACTTATCGAGCAGGATGCTGGTAATCCGACCTCCCAGTAGTGGCCTCTTATGAATGAAAGGCGCCTGCTTCACTATTACAGCATCCTTGTCCTTGTCAACATGGATAAGCCCTGCATATGGCGGAAGGTTATCAATGGAAATTATTCCCGACGGGCATGCATAGTAAAACCGGTTGGGACAAAGTATATCCTGAATAGCCTTAATGCTTATGGTCGTACAAGGGGCCATAATTTCCACCTGCTGATTTCTTATAAATAATTCACCGTACCCAGTTACATATTTTCGCGCCCGATAATCGTAGTAGTATCCATCAGGATATTGCCATTCAACATTTGGACAAATAAATTTCGCAATTAACCTGGCTGCATCCCAAGAATATCGATGCGCAGGATGCCCGGTGATATGGTGCGTTTTGCCCTGTACATTCGACCTGAACAGCTGGTGCTTTTCTTTTTCAAAATCCTTCCGATAATCCGCCTTACTGATCTTCATCTCCACTTCATACACGTTACCGGATTTCGTCACGGAAAACAGGTCGCTCTCCCAATCGAACACATAGGAGTTCACCAAAATATACTGATGGTTGTGGAACAGCTGGCGGACAGCCTGTTGCAGGTCCTTTTCGGATATGGGAGATGGTTTAGACAGCTTCTATAGTTTTTATCATTCTATAAGCTTTTACAGGGAATAGCTTAAAATCCCGAACTGCCATGAAGTCTTCACCAATGAGGCAAAGGTTACCCGCGTTATCAATACAGATAAGCGTTCCCTTCCTGTGCCCCCCAATCCAAGACCTTGCCTTGCTTACCCATTCTTCAAAGTTTTCGAAGGTGCACAGATATTTTGCGTTTACCGTTGCGGTATCATTAGTTTGCCGGTCATCGGTTGTGGCAGTTCTTGATTCGTCGTACCATTCATAGTTAGGCATATATGCTGGAGATTCCCCGTTTGCCATGTAGAACACATCGCACTTTTTTCTTTCTATTCCATCCAATCGCCATTTAACAGACCTGCCCCAGCCCGGCAACCGTTCACTCGCCTTCACCCACACTGCGGCCTGCGGCTTTTCCTCATGCCCCGGGCAACCCTTTATCGGATCAAAGCCTTCACAGTTTTCAGAACCGACGTAGATGTGTCCTTTGGTCAGCTGGTCTTTTAAATCCGCCCTCACGTCTTTACCGGACATATTGAACATGTCGGATAATTTATCATCGGAAAGTTTCAACAGGCCTTCAATTGATGCCTTTATGTGATGTGTAATTCCCATAATATTATATTAATCTATGTACCCTTTAATAGTAAGTTTCTTCCCATCCACCAGTACCTTCTTCGGTTGGCCGTTCTCTTCGATATGCTTATGATCATCGGTAAGCAGGTGTACAACTACTTTACCGTTGATCAGGTTATCACTGTTGTACGTCCGTCCTTTTTGAACGGTATTATCTTTTGTGGTGTAGCACACCAGCTTGCCGGGTGATTTCATAATGATGTTTCGTTTTCATTGTTACCAAATTCTTCCTCCAGTTGTTTCCCGAATATTGAACCGTCTTTACCGGTATACAGACCTTTTTCATAAAGATATTTCCGGCCGTGTTGGGCAAACGGAGACTTGTCGGAGCCCGCCACCAACCCCAGATGTAGTGAAAGGGTGGAAATAGTGTGCTCCTTTTCAGTATTGCCAGCTTCTAAGTATCGCACATACTGTTCAGTAAGTCGTGTGTAGGACAATTTCCCAGCCCTAAGCATTTCCATGATCACTATCCGTACTCCAATCTCATCTAACTCCATCATTTCGGCGAGTGCCTTTTCATGACCTAAATTCATTTGTTTTTGACTATTGATATGATTAAACTGATAATGTAGGCGGCTACTATTATTCCGGTCACGAATTGGCCGATAGAAGCATTCTTAAAAAATTCAATTACCTGGTACATGCGGCTGCGTTTTTTATAACCTTGCGGTGAAAATCAAATTAACGCCTAACCCCAACCGGTTCACATACATTGGCTCAACCCCTAACAGTTGCGTTTCACCGATTGACCAATACGCCCGGTAGCTTATACCCATTTGACCGCGGACTGTTCCGAATATCGTAACAAGCTGAGGGCAATTATCACCAACCTGCGTTATCTTATAGATCACCCGCCCAACGAAATCAATCTCTGTGAGCTTCTCTGTTCCCTTATCGGTGGCAACCTTTTCATCGTACATGAGCGGCCCGGCCATTACACCAAACCTTCCTTCTATCGGCCAGATGCCGGCTTCCATACTGAAGTAGACACCCGATTGAGTAACACCTGGAGCGAGGGAGAAAACAAACGTGTTGGATTCGCATTGGGCGAAGGCTTCTATTGAGTAGAAGAGAAACCAGAGCGCAAAGAGCTTTTTCATGTGGTTGGAGTTTTAGGCTGAAAGAATTTGCAACTTCCATGATGCACAACACCAAATGTGCAAAGGTTGGAGTAAGTACATGCCGGTGTAAATCCAGTATCGTCATTGGGATCCTTACCTACAAATTTGCAATGTTCGCAAGTCCTACGCTCATCTGTGTACGCCATAGCACTTTTTGTAGCTTGTTCAAGAAATTTTGTATTTCCCATTTTTCTGATTTTTATGATCAATGATTTTATACTGTTCACCAACCAGCCTTATTTTATAGGCCACCTTATACCGGTGCAGGGTGCGAAGCGATACACCGAGCGCCTCTGCAGCTGCCGTAAGGTTCGGCTTCCTGGCCAGTGCCTTCATAACAAGGATCTTCGTGTGGAGCTCGATGTTCAGGATTTCTTCGGGCATGCATTACCATTTTAATCCAAAATCTTTTTTCTTGATTTTCACCATGCGGCCGTCAGGATGATGCCAGACGATGCCTTCGATCCGGAGTTGATCAAGCCAATCCTTTAACTCATTGAAGGTTCGTGGCGCCCTTTCGAGTATGTCATTTCCATGCGGAATCAGGAAGTGTTTTTCGAAACCTTCTTTATTGCCATTGATGCGCGGCCCTACCAATTCATACGTGCCGCCTATTGCCAGATCTTCGGTTGCAGTGTTCATAAAAGCTTCCCGGTGCCATTTATTTTCTGGCGCATTATCATCGCTGAGGATCGCAATCCATCCCGGCCAGTGACCAGTAACAGGGTCAGGCGCCTGTGCTTCTATAAATCCTACCGGTGGAATTTTGCCTTGTTTGCAATCGTAACGTTTGAAAAAAATGCCGCCTTTGATCATACAGCATGTGCCGTCCTACTTTCGTGTAGCAATACCTTCCCCGTTTATAACCCATTCAGCGCCGGGTGTTACTTCATTGCGCACCAGCTTGTCGCCGTCATAATTGCGTTGGAAAAGAGAAATGATTTTTTGCATTATTGGAACATTTTTAGTTTTTGCAATCCATTTTTTATCTGACTGTATACTGTAGCATGATCCTTCCCCACGATCTTCCCAATTTCCCGGAGCGTCATTTCTTCAAAGTATCTCAGCTCAATAATTGCCCTGGTATATGCCGGTAGCTGTTTAACCTGGTTCCTTATTTCCTTCGCTACAAATGGTAAGGATATCTCACAGCTGGTTTCCGGCTCAGGCATTGCTTTCATATATCGGAGCACCGTTTTTTGATGCCTCAGCCAGTCACGGCATTTATTCTTAACGATGGTTGTTATCAAGGCCTGCGCTTCACTATAACATAAATGCTGATACGGAATCATTTTAATGAAGGCATCCTGAACAAGATCCTCACATTCATTGCCGGCCATGCTGTATGCCAGTTGTTTTAAACGGGGAAAGTCGTTGTCGTAAAGTTTCTTTAGCATGGGAGAAGTAATTATACACAAGCACTACAGAGATCTTCTGCTACCCAACAGCAAGGCTTACCGGTTTTTTCAACACACTGCCGGCAGTCATTCTCCGTGCAACCACAAACCCTGCAGGACCGCTCCTTGGTTTTAAACTTTATCACGCCTGGATCCGGATGTCGATAGTTCATTAATGGATCATGAATATACCGGCCGTTGTCGTTCTTCAACTTCACCCAGTACCGGCCTTCCTTTGGTCGCCAGTCTATAGTGGCATCCAGCTGATCTAAACATTCAGCCATCCTCAACTGCCAATCAACTGGCATAGCCTGCATAACGGAGCGGGGAACAGTGAGGTATTGTGCACGACTGAGTTCGAACCATAAATTGATTGGTTCAGGCGAAGTGGTATAGATTGACGGTTCTATTTTCTTGGATTCCTTATCAATCCGGTCATATTCCTTTTTATCAATGATCAACAGAACAGCAACTCGTTCATTCAGAAATAGCTGGGTAATTACCTCAGCAGGTACGCCAATAGTTACGTGGCCACCGCCTTTTGCGGTTTTTGCTGCGACGAAATCACCACTTACAGCGACCGCTGCAGTATTATTTTCTTCATCCTTCTGGTTCATTTCATCCAGAATTTGAAACATTCGTTTATTCATGTGTTGAGAAATTTTTTAAGTTTAGTGATGGCATCCTGCTCTGTCAATCCCTTTTGTTCAACCTCGCATTTTAATGGCCCAATAACCATACAGGTTGCAATCCAAACATTTTTAACTATCTGTTTTATGGTAATAGGTCCATGCTGAATGGCTGATATTGCACCATCGTAATTCCAAAAACCGAGCTTTCCATTTATGGATATACCGGGTTGAAATTGAACCGGATCGGAAAGTAACCAGCCGTAACGGCCAAGTGAATAATCGCCAAAAGCTTTTTCCTTGTTGGTTATCTGCATCATTCTGAACACATCTCCATCAACCACACGTAAGTTTGATTTATAACCTATTCCGCCGCCAGCGCCTGCAAATACTCGGTCCGTGGGGAAGGTGTCTATCAAATTCACTGCGCCGATGATTTGGCCGACCGGCAGGTGTTCAGGAAAACCAAGGCCAACACCATAACGGTGATTAAAATCAATACCTAATGCTTTCTGATCACCGGTGAATTTTTTACTGGCGTGAATCAACAACGGGCCCCGGTACTTGGTATTCCATGTCCTTGTTTCAATATGCTTTGCACCAATTACTGTCAGGCTGGCCCAGGGTTGAAGAATGGAAATAACCTTCATTGTTACTTTTTAAAATGGTAAATCGTCAGGTTGAGAGAAGCGTATAGATACTTTTGGAACTCGTTTCTTGATACCGAGCCAGGAGCGTTTACAGCTTCCCCGGAAATCGTATAGAAGGAAAAGAATTGTTCTGGCTTTTTTGCCATACTTAGATGGTGTATGGCTTATGTAACCTTCAATGATTGGGACCGTAAGTGGCAATTGACTGTACTCATAACGTAAGTTATTTTCTTGTGTAGTTCTGTAGATAGGCTTATGAAAAGTGTACTTTCCAAACTTGATCCGCTGCAATAATATCCATTTGGGTTGTTTATACCAGCCGTCTCCATAGCACCGGGAACAGTGTTCATCATCCTGATCATTTATCCATAAAGGCTCACCTGTTCCATTGCATGCGAAACAGATCTTGCCAGGTATATGTTGCACATCATGCCCTATCACTTTACCATATTTGGTAAGTATCCGATCCTTTATTTTATAGAAATCCTCAGCCTTTGTTTCGCGGTTCGCGTGGTGAAGGAGGTATGAAAGAATCAATTTGATCATTGTGCACAGTTTGCTTTTGAAAGTTGGTATTGTGCCATGCCATACACTTTCTCAAATTCATCCCTTGTGATTTCTGCTGAAAGAGTTTCATCCATCGCATCACCAATTACCATGGCATTTTTTGTAAGGAGTATCCGGGTGAAATTTTTATTCACTAATATGGATACAGCTTCATTCTCACTATTTATTTTATGGAACTCCTTCCCATTGTGAAACTTCCGGTAGATGGGGTAATTCTTTTCCATTCATCTTTGATTTAAACGTGACAAATATTTTCGTTTGATCCGGATCAAAAAATGACATTGACTTTATCAGGCGGGCTATTTTCAAATTGTACTGAAGCTCCCGCGATTGAGCCTTCCGCTCCCAGGTTAGTTTCTCAGCTTCCCATAGGCGAAACCGCTCCTGGTAAATAAGGTTACCGTGATGATATATTTCGATCCTGCCTGTCATACTTCTTTGATTATAATTCCGTGAACTTTTTTCATCAGGCGCCGCTTCTTGAGGTATTCCCGGGTACGATGGCCCTTCGCATCTTCTACCACTTTTTCGCCGGTGGCCCGGATGATGTAAACAAAATCGGCGATATACTTCAGGGAGTGAGTTCCACCAGGGTTTAGTTCATAAGGCACCTGCAACTCGAGTAAACCAATGATGCCGGCTTTCAGCATTAACTTTAAAACACCATAACGGGCCGCTTCCAGCTTACTATCAAACTCAATTCCATCAACCATATGCTTTTCATTACCATATTTCGATTTCTTCTTTGGCTTTTCTTGCGCGGGTACCTGCAATACTGGTTTCGGGTTATTGATTTTATAAGCGCGGATCTTGCCGGCTTCCAGCTGCTGTTCGATGTATTGTATGGTAATCCCTGATTTCATCAGAAAGGCAACTCTTCGTCTTTTTCATTATCATAAAAGCTCTTAGGGCTCTCTCTCAACACTTCAGCCAACGGTTTTAAGTTGGGCGAGGGTGGCGTGGATGATACTGGCTTTGAAAATAAATCCTGTTCTGTTTCTTCCCATTCTTGCGTATCCTTGTTCAGCTCAAAGTTTAAAGTAAGTAGCATACCGTTACGAGCCTTTGCTATTCGCGCATAGCGTCGGTTCTTAAGCGAAGCATCCTGGCCGATTTCATCGTCATCGGGGCCCCACAGAAATACCACCATATCCGCATCCTGTTCAATGGCGCCTGATTCCCGTAAGTCGCTAAGCTGAGGCTGGCGTTTTGTACCAGTTCTCTTTTCAACATCCCTGCTCAATTGAGAAAGGGCGATTATAGGGATCTTCAGTTCTTTTGAAAGGAGCTTCAAGCCCCGGGAAATCTTTGATATTTCCTGCTCACGGTTCCCTCTATTTTCATCACCGCTCATCAGCTGCAGATAGTCAACCAGAATAAGCCCGATATCATGTTTCTTTTTCAGACGGCGTGCTTTAGCCCGTAGCTTCAGCAGGTTGAGGCCTGGTGAATCATCAATGAAAATCTTTGTACCTGCCAACGTTTGAATTCCATCACGGTAGAGCCTTGTCATATCTTCATCTTCCAGCCGGCCGGTTTGTATGCGATGTAACATCATACCGGTTTCAGAAGACAGCATCCGAAGGCCCAGTTGAACATCTTCCATTTCCAAGGACCATATTGCAACAGGTACCGGTTTGATCTGATTGATTGCCGCATTACGAGCAAGCCGAAGGGCGAAGGATGTTTTACCGACCGATGGCCGTGCTGCAAGAATAATCAAATCACCAGGCTGCCATCCGCGTGTAGCGCGATCGAGTTGTTCATAACCCGATGGAACACCGGTAATGTGAGTATCCTGCTTCCGCCATTCTTCTATTTTATTGATCGTTTTAACAAGCACGGTATCGATACCTTTCACATCTCCCTGAATGTGTTTACTACCGATACTCATCAACTGTTCCTCAGCCTCATCCAGCATCTGGAATACATCGGTTGTATCCTCATATGCATCCCGTACTATTTCCTGCCCAATTCGTATCAACTCCCTAGCTAAAAACTTTTGCGCTATAATCTGCGCATGGTGCTCAATACTGGCAGATGAAACAACATGCTTCGTCAACTTGGTAACGTAATAGGGACCGCCGACAGCTTCCAATTTTTCATGGCGCCTGAGTTCTTCCACCACCATACCGAGATCGGTGGGCTGGCCTTTTTGGTGAAGAGACAGCATGCACCTAAAAATGCGTTGGTGAGCATCGAGATAAAATGATTCCTCGGTAATGAATTCCAACACCCGATCAATAGAACCACGTTCCATCATGATGGTGCCCAATACCTGCTCTTCCAGATCTTTTGCCTGCGGAGGAACTTTGCCGTAAACCATGTTTTGAACATCCACATGCCGGTTTCGCCTTTGCTTCTTATCGTTATCGTTTTTAGTCCTTTCCATCGATGCCAAGTTTTTTACGGTTTTCTGCCTCTTCCAATTCCCGGGCGGATGGACCTGTGTTTACAGGAACGTCTTCCTTTTTTCCCTTGTTAAATTTGGTCTGATTTTTTTCCCAAGTAATTAACCGAAGACTTGTATCCCAGGTATCCTGCATTTCCTTTTTGAACTTGGTTCTGCTTTTATTCGGCTCACGCCAGTAATCGTAAAAAGCTCGAATCATATCTTTGCCATATTGCGGAACAAATTCAACTAAGCTGCTTCCAAACTCCTGCTGCCGAATTACCATTTCCTTTTGCTTATCATCCAAACTTTTTTTAGGAGGCGAAACGGCAGCGCCGTTTTCGCCATTACTAACTTTCTTTTCTTTTATTTCCTTTACTTTACTTTGTGGAGTTTCTTCCGGAATTAACTTAGTTTCTTCCGGAGGTAAGGCGGAAGAAACCGCAGAAATGAGAAACTTTTCATCTATTATGCAATCCTTCCTCTTACGTGTTGCGTCCAACCAGGTAGCCTGAATACGTGCTGAAGTGAGAACATGAGACGAATCAAAGACAGCTTTATCAAATAGCTCCCACTTGATTAACCTCGGCACAACCTCATTTAGGAAACTCACTGAGAAACCACAGTAATCGTAACGTCTCAGGAACTTCAGTTGTACATCTTCGTTCCATTCAGTATAATATCCGTTCGTCTTATAAATCCATGCACAAAGTTTTATATAAAGCGTTTCGCCTTTAATCTTAAATTCGGCTACAATCATCCCGAGTTTATCGTCAAGGTCGAGATCCACATCATAAGGAAAATAGTCAATGCCTTGTCTAGTAGGCCGAGCCATTCGTAAAGGTTTAAAGGTTTAATAAGGCATTGGTTCCATTGCTTCAAGTTGGGCCGTACGGATCTCCCCAAATTTTTGAAGTATCATTTCTCTAAAATCATTATTACATAAAATAAGTTCTATCAGTTCCGTAACTTGAACAGGCCATATTTTTTGTACTGGTATATAGGCATCAATGATTCCCGCTAAAGAAGTAATCTCCCAATTAAGGAACCCTTTGTCACAAAAGGCTCTATAAATAGACTGCATAGCCTCTTGCTTCCCTGCCCCTTCTGAGGTATGACAATCTTCACACAGTGTAACTAAAACCTTATCAGGGTAATCCCAGGGCTCTTTCCCATGGTCATAGTATTTATGATGAACATGCAGGGTTTTGGTACCTAAAAAACATTGCTGGCAACAGAAATTATCTCTTTGCATTATTTCAAGTCTTCGTTTCTGCCAACGTGGGTCTTTCAGCTTATTAATGTAGGAATCGCTCTTTGACATATTACAGTTTTAAAAGGTTTGGAATAACTGGGAACTATATCGTTCTTAACTTCGGATCTATATATGGTACACCTAACCAATCGAAAAACTCTTGCTCACTGTGCCATACTGGGGGAAACTCTGCAGTTGGATTCACACACTGCCACTTACTTTTACCATCCGGCTGTTTGTGTTCTACACAATCGGAGATAAGCCGGAGCCCTACATCACTACCACACCATCCTTTGCGCTTCCAGGCCTTTGCAATTGTCTCACGGGAATAATCAGAACTGCCGGTCCGGATCGCATACTGTCGGAAATAATCAACCGGGTCCGGCATGAATAGATCGAGCGTAATACGCTGCGGCAATTCGATCTGCATGTACCTCCCATCAGGTTTTCCTTTGATTACTGTTCCCAAAGCCTTTACCATTCCAACAAAGTTTGGGCTGATCACCTGCACTGGCAGAACTTCCGAAAACAATCCGCCTTGTGCACCGTCGATATACCTCGGAAGGCAAATGATCTCGATATCCTTCACCTCGGGCTTTTTCCGGCGGATGCTACCGGCGATGTTCAGCTTAGTAGTGAAAGGGTACAACCTCTCACAGATCACAACCGCTATCTCTAAGGCTTGTTTGTGTCTCATGCTGCAATACCTCTATTGAATGGAACATTAGTTAATTGCCGGCCATTATTGACGATCATGTACAGGCCTTTCTCATCGGTAGTGATCTTCATCGTTTCAATCTTACCAAACAGGTTTATATTACCACCCAGGTCAATCACCCATCCTTCCTTCATACTACCATCTTCATATTTATATGGCCGCATTACCCGGCCCACGATCTGGTAATAAAGAGCCAGCGACATCGTTGAACGGGCAATTAACACAGCCTCCAATTCGGGATAATCGAAACCAGTGGTGAGCACTCCAACATTTATTACACAGCGAATTTTCCCTGCTTTGAATTGATTGAGAATTTTAGTTCTCAAACCCATTTCAGTTTCACCGGTGATCACTACAGAACCAGGAATACCCCTAGCCACCTGCATGGCTTCCTCGATCAGTGCACAGAATACGAGCAGGTTGTTACGTTTCTTTAACAGGCGGTTGCCGTACTCGATCGTGATCTTCGGCATGTTGATCTGCCGGTAATAAGCCTTCATCGATGCATCGGTAAAATCGGTACCTGATGAGTTCATGGAAAGCATTGTGCGATCGATCACATTGAAAGAAAAGTATTTTAGCGGCGCCAGGTGGCCGGCATTGAATAGCACATCGTTCTGAACGTAATACAACACCTTATTAAATATGCGAGGTGATTGCCGGGTAATAAACCGTAGCTCTGCTCCTTCGGCCCCGGCTGCTAACCGGTATGGTGTAGCTGTTAACCCGAGAACTTTGGTATGTGACAGGGTGTTGATAAAGTTCTCATACATTCCCTGAGCAGGGTTAACCAGGTGACACTCATCAATAATGATGTTCTTGAACTTTTCAAACAGGTGAATCTTTTTTGCCACACTGCCGATCGTAACAAAGGTGATATCATCGACGAACTTCATTCCACCGGATGCCGAGTATATACCAGCCCGAAAACCGTAACTGAGAAACTTTTTAAAGTTCTGCTCTAGTATTTCTTTCGAGGGCTGGAATACTAAAGTTTTTCCGGTAAGCTCTTTAGCAATGTTGGCGATCACTACCGATTTGCCCGAACCAGTCGGGAGGATTTCGATTGCGTTATACTTCTTCTTTTTGTCATGGAAGTAGTCGACTGCCGAATCAATAGCCTCCCGCTGGTATGGTCGTGGTTGGAAGCTCATAGTGGTGAACCAAAATCGTTATCGACTTCTGTTTCTTCAACAGGTTCCTCATCTTCAATATCCGGACTATCATCTGACGAGGTATCAATGGATAATTGCTTTGCCTTTTTCCGACGCGTCCCGTCTTTTTTTGATACCTCTTCTTCTTCGTCTTCAACATCTGGCACTATATACTTCCCCTCTTTATACAATGCAACTTCTTCACGGGCCTTGTCTGCCAGTTCTTTAAGCTCATTGTGCCATTTGTAAGAGGATAAAGTTGAGATATCGATCCAAGGCGTATCGAATCCTGCACGGCCTCCAACGCACGCAATATGCTTGCTACCCATTAAAATGATACACTCCATATCCTCACCACCTTTTATTTTGAATCCATTCACATGGAATTCAGCGGTAATATCTTCGTTGTGATGTTGATCAATATCTTCAATATCCCGCCCCTGGAGGGAGAAAACCCCATAAACGGCTGCCATATGAACGCGTAGCTTTCTAAACACTTCACGCATATCATCCACAATGATTCCTTTACCATCAACCTTATGCTTATCGTAAGGTCCCTTACCCAGGGTCATTTCATATTTGTAATTACAGAAGTCATCAACAATGATCGCCTCTGTAATTTTATACGGGCGCTTTATTTCATTATTGATAACATCTTCCATTTCTTTTTCAGTAACTGGGTTTTGCTTGGAGCCTCTTCTTGATTTAGCCATAGTGAATTTTATTTGAAGGTTATTGTTAAGCGATTTTGTACTTTCTTTTTAGCTCATCTATATCATAGCCTGGCTTCACATATACAGTGGTTTTGCTATTTAACTTTACCGGGACCTTACCTGTGAGATCAATCTTCTTTGTTTTGTAAATGCTTTTATTATTCTTATCCTTCCTGATCTTCAGGCGTTCTTCCGCCTGCGCATGTGCGCTAATCAGCTTCTTTGCCGGCTTCACTTCTACCGGCTTTTTTTTACGACCCGGTTTCTTTTTATCGATTACAGGTTCAGTATCAGTAATGGTAGAAGGATCACCAGTTGCAAGTAATCGAGCAATGGCTTCAGGCTTTTCTTCCGGTCGCTTTGGAAGGCCAGCCATAATGGAAAACTGCAATTTTATAAGCTCAACAGGTTTGTCCATCATCTTAGCCAGCTCTTCATCGGTTTTGAATGCCGCCAGCGCCCTCATGTAGGTGATCTCCGCTATGGTGAGTTTAGGTTCCATGGCTATGCAATTTTTTGATTAAAGGTTTCGATCAACCGGGAGCCAAGGGCCTCTGTCCACTTCTGTACAACCAACGGCACCACACTGTTACCCACGAACTTCTTTTGGTCCTCCTGAGTTCCTTCAAGTTTATACCCTGACGGAAAACCTTGTATGCGTAACAATTCATGAATTCTGAACATGCGCATCTTTATATCCGCGATATTAAAGATGGCCATGAACTCTTTTATCTTGATCATAATCTTGCTGTCACCTGGATATACCGGTACAGCAACTAATCCTTCTTCAGCCTGCACCAGGTACAGCGGAACCTTATCCTGTCTCGCAACAATAACAGGACAGGGGTTATCTGTTGATAAAGGATTGCCCCCGTATGCAGGATTAATTAAATAATGATGCTTTCGATTTGCTGTTATGGTAGGAGCCGGTTGATCTGTTGATACCGGTTTGTTATCATAATTGGTCGGCATAATGAACGGCTCACAATTCACAACACTGTGCTTGTCATTGGTCATTATCACACCAGCTGGCTGATCGATAGATTGATTGTTATGGTTTGTGACCGAAACGACAGCTGATCGATCGTGTGTTGAAATCGTTGGTGCGGGACCATCAACAGATGTAAGCTCGCCTCCATTACTGTAATAATTTGTAATGAATTTTAATTGTGCCAGATATAACCGGTTTTGAGTTGTTATTACCGGCGCAGGATCTTCGACAGATGGAGCATTGTAGCTGCCATCCTTTTGTTTTGAATTGTACTTAACCAGGAAGTTTGTTTGCACGAGTGCATGATGATCGATCGTCGTTACAGTACCGGCCGGTTGATCTACTGATTGGGCGGTGAACCCAACGGCTTGGACCAACGCTTGGTTACCGAAAGTAGTAACAGTGCTGGAAGGCTGATTGATGCTAACAACTTTACCAGCTGGCTTACCGCTATAATATTTGCTCACAAATGAATTGTCACCTTTTGCAACAAATTTGATAAGGCCGGCGTAAATGCGTTCTAAGGTATTATCGACGAGCGGTTTTTTCCTATTGAATATGCTTTTTCCTTCATCGGAAAAATCGAGCATGTCTTTAACAGGCATCCACTTCTTTAAATCGCCGTGCATACTTTGTTTAGAAGGTTTTTTTGCATGAGTGGGCTCAGGCCAACAAATAGGCAACCCAGGGCGAGCGAAGATGCCAAACAACCGGTTACGAGAAGTATAGGCGCCGAAGTTGGCGCTGTTTAATTCCTTCCATTCGTCAACGTATCCATGTGAGCAGATCTGTTTTCGCCACCTTAACCAATCCTGCCCATTTTTGCTACTTTCCGGAATCCATCCATAAACAAAGCTTCCATTGCACGGAATCGTAAATAAGTCAGTTCGATCAGCATGTTGCTTCTTTGCCTTAATACGCATAGGCCCCCAGCTCATAAATTCTACAACATTTTCTATCTGGATAAAATCAGGCTGCAGGGCTATTACATAACGATCAAGATGATCGGCCAAAGTTCGAGAGTCAGCATCGCGGGGCTGACCACCCTTTGCCTTGCTGAAGTTGGTACATTCCAGCGATGCCCATAAAATCAGGTAGGCATCCGGGTATTTGATCCGATAATATTGAGCCAGGGCAACCAGGTCGGTCAAATCCAACGTTCTGATATCTTCTTCAAAGTGCTTTACTTCCGGGTAATTTAGCCAGTGGCTTTTAATAGCCTTAGGATCATGGTTTACACCCGCGATAACCTTGGCAATTCCCATCCCTTCCAGTGTCGCCTGAACGAACCCTGTTGTATCACCGCCGGCGCCGCAAAAAAGATCTACAATTATGAATAAGGGATCAGTCATGATTTAATAATTTGTCCAAAGGCATTCCTTTGCCTCCTTATTTGATCTATTGTTCTTCCGCATTGGCCCCTTGTGAAAATTGAAGCCTGTAAATAATTCCCTCATAAAAGCTGTATCATATCCTGATATTGCTATTTTCCCCTTTACTTTAGATGCCCAATAATGGAGATCCAAAAAGTCTTGGTTCGTAAAATCAAATTCATACTTTGTTGAGCTGCGAAAGGTCATATCGTAAGGAGGATCGCAATAAAACAAGGTTCCTTTATCGTTATAATGCTTCAGAATAAATTTAAAGTCCTTGCACTCGATTTGCACATGTTTTAATCGTTCCGCAACTTCCCAAAGGCCGTTCACGCCCCTAATCCATCTATGTGTTTTCTCTGAAATGCTAACCCTGCTTTGTGTTAATGAAGCAGCCCATCCTTTAACTTTATCTTGAGCTCCTGCAGCATAAATAGATTGTTGCGTTCGAATAAAGAACTTTCTGGCCTTTTCAATATCTGTATCAGTCTCACAATACCAAGCATTACTATATTCTTGTCTACTATGTAATGTTAATTCAAGGGCAGCAATCAGCTCATTAGATTTATTCCGAAGCACCGAAAAGAAGTTCACAACGTTACCATTGAGATCATTGTAGGTTTCAATTGGTGAAGGATCTCGGTTGATGAGATCGGATGCCGCACCACCAAAGACACTTATATAATGGTTACATGCTGGTAATTGAGGTAACAACCATGGTAGAATTGAAAACTTACTTCCCAAGTAATCAAAAGTTTTTATTTGATTGCTGATATGCATACTCTTTCAATCGGGTTTTACTATTTTAATCAAAACGGTCCTGATTGATGTTCCTGATTCTTTAAAGGCGCCTTCCGGAATTTCCTGCAAATACGCATCGATCCCAATTAACCATTCTCTGAATGAGACCTGTTTCTTTTGAGAACCAAACTTCCAGCTTGGGGAAGCCAATGAAACCATCACCCCGCCAGGCTTCAGCAGGTTATACATATGCCTTATATGATCAATGTCTTGATTCTTTGTGAACGGCGGATTCGCAATGATGCGATCGTATTGGACAACACTGGCAGCCTTCAAAAAGTCGTCACCTATGATTGATACGCCGGGCATTGCTGAAAGTATACCTCTGTTTATATCCATCAATTCATAACAGTACACGGTGGCAGCCCCTTCCGTCGCTTCGTGTATAGCTTTTACAATTGCGCCCTGACCGGCTGAGGGTTCCAGTATGTCGCCGTAGCCCTGCCCATCGGTTTCACCCAGTTCCGCCATCTCAACCATACGCGCAGCAAGCTCAACGGGTGTTTCAAAGAATTGGTACTCCTTTTTTAAGTTGCGCTTTTCGCCGTTAGCGATCTGCTCCAACAATTCGGTAGGGTCCGTTTGAAAAACAAAGCCGTATGTTTTGCCTCCTTTCCAATTGCCGCCGATCAACTCTAACGCCTTCTTCACATCGGCATATAGCTTCCGATCGAGCTGTCCATCAGGAAGTTTTACTACGTTACCAAGTACGGCGCATTGTTTTAAAACAGCCTGTACTTCATTGGTTGTTTCGGGCATTTCTTCCTGCTCAACTTCAGTATCCTCAGCGGGTAATTCCGGGGACACGTGGTTCGACGGTTTATTAATTTTCGCCAACATGTTTTCCAAGAACTTATTAGTTACCTCTGAGGCCCGATTAACTAATTCCAGATCCTTCATAATTGCATCACCATCGTAATTACCTTCATCTTTAACTACTGGTTCATTCAGCCAAGCCTCGACCTCCATATTTGATTTTACTTTGCTTTCTTGTGACCTTGACGCCACCATAAAAGCGTTAGGGATGACAGATAGAAAGTCGCCAACCTCGTATACAATGCCACAATTAACGCATGTAAACTCTTTACCAACACTTTCTATAATTGCACGGTCATTATGGAAGCTATCGCTAAGAATTGTCTTAATTTGGCCCTGATGACACTTAGGGCACCAGCATTCCAGTATTCTGGTTTCACGGATAACCGCCCTCGGTTTGTCAAAAAGGCCTGGCTGGCTTGATGTTACGTCTGTCATGTGAATTGGAACGTTTTATTTTCCTTGATTATAGTTGCCCTTGTCATCCTTTTAGAGCCTCTTCCTGCACTACCACAACCAGGCGGTTCTCATATTTCGTGGTTGGATACTTTTTAAGGACAGGGATAAACCTGCCAATGCTTTCAGCCTGCTTCATTGCCTCTATATCTGCAGGGGTTACATTCGAATACAGATAGGAAGAACCATTCTTAAACTGGATGAAAACGTTAGTCCCATCGGTACCGTAATAATCCACATTACTGGAATCTTTGGTAATGATTTCGAAATCCTTCAACAATTCAACTACCGTTACCGGCTGGTTGTTTATCGTAAGCTTTTTCATTTAAGAAAGTTTTTTGAATGAATGTTTCAATGTCTGCTATATAAATCCACTGGTTAGTACCGACCCATGTTGCCTTACCGCTTTTAGGAAAATAATCCAGCTGCTTGCCTTTATGGTTTGTCAATCGTAAATGCCAATCCTGAATCCTCATTACTTTAAAATCAAATTCACCAGCTGAAAACTCAACAACTTCTCGTCTATATCTTGTCCAATTAATTGCCATTTAAAAAGGAGTACGGTTAAACGGTATCTCCATGCCGGCTTCCGCTACGTGAACCGATTTACCGGTAACTTCCTGCACTTCTTTTTTGAACCGGGCGGCGTCACTGTTACCATCCGACAGGTGTATCAGCACAATGTTATTAACCTGACTGAGGTCGTTAGCCATGAGCAAGTCTTTACAATTGGCAATGCTCATATGGCTTTCAATAACACGATCGCGTAGAAACTTTGGGTTCTCGCCATTCTCCACACGCTTGTCAAGGATCTTCTGGCAATAGTTGGCTTCAACGATAATATTATTGAGGCCATTAAACCGGAATGGACTGTAAACCGTATCGGTGAGGAAAAGAACGGTACCACATTCTTCATGTCGTATCAGGTAACCAACAGGCTCAGGCGTATCGTGAATAACCTTAAATGCCAAACACTCAAATGATCCAACCATAAATGGTATGATCACGCTATACCGGGAATTATGATGATGTTCGGTTCCCATTGCCCGGTGTTCCCCTTGTGTAGCATATACCCGGATACCAACCTTAAGCACATCACGAATCGCCTTACTATGATCACCATGCGAGTGAGTGACCAGGCAGCCGGCAACACGATTGATCTTATACTTCAACGCCTGCTGGATTAGTTGGAAGCGAAGCCCACACTCTATCAGCAGGGCTTCGCCATCCTGCGCTTCCATTATGTAACTATTTCCGGCAGAGTTGCTATTGATGATTTGTAACTTCATAATGCTCTATGGTGAATGCCAGGTTAGGATTGTGGCCGCGAAGAAAGTTCTCCAAATTTGCCTGTGGTATCTTTTCCTTAATGGGCCATAAATAATTTTCAATCAACAAACAAACAGTTATGAAAACTAATCCCGGTTTGGAATTATCAATCACAGGCACATAATAGTTATTGGCTATTAAACCTGTTACTATATCATCAACTATCACCTGATCAGTGACATAATAAGGCGCCTGGGGCTTCCGTTTTAATGCAACTGTTTTCATTAGAACTTAGGCCCCTCTTCCTGTGATTTTGTTTCTGTTTCAGGTTGCTTTTCATCTTTCTTTTCGGGAGCCTGATCAGCAACTGGCTTATCCTCCTGCTTTGTTTCAGGCTTCTGATCAAAGCCGATTGTTTCTTTGTTGGCGTTTGCATCGACCTGGGCTTTCACCTTCTTTTCCGCGGTCACTTCTTCATACTCGATATCCTCGATATCCTTTATCTCATCGCTGGTTTTGAAGCCGATACTCAACTCAGGCGCGAATTCATTTGTCCAAAAGGATGCAGCACGGTAACGGAGCATTTTCTTTGTCATGGTTGGCCACTTTGAGCCCGCCTTTTGATACCAACCTTCCTGTATAGCGAGCTTTACAGATACCTCGGAACTTTCCAATACCTCACCATTACCTTTTGGGGTAGTATATGCAATACACTCCCAGTTATCGATTTCCGAGCCATCGAAGATGGTTTCAACGGCAACCTTTTGCCTGTTTTCCCATTTATACTCAACGATCTTTATCTTACCGACCTTACCGAGGTTATTCATTTTATATTGCAAGGTTTCATACCGGCCACAGGTATTGATCGTAGCGATAAGAAATTTACTCGACCATCCAGGTTTACCCTGGATGATATCAAGGTTCTGCATTACCATCAACGGGCTGGCACCAATTCGTTGGGCGGTCTCAATAGCGATCATACAGTTTGCGATCGCCTTATCTTTTGGATTCTTTTCAGTAATCCGATAACGTTCAGGTACCAATTCACTACTCGCAAACACAGCACATATACGTTGCATGACGGCGAACTGCTCAGGATCAAAATAATTGAACTGTTGAATCTTGGGCGCCTTTGTTAACTCTGTTGACATACTTACTTTTTAAATATTGATAGAATGAGGTTTTACTTACACTGCCTCCTGCATCTCAACCGCTTCAATCCGCAACTTCTTGTCGGCCGGTGATACAATAAGGTTTATCACCTGGCTTTCCGTTTCTGGAATATCAGTTACACTCTCCCGGTTATCGAGGAATATTGGTGCGTACACGTTATAATGAGTAGAAAGGGCGTTGATGATATCAATACCGGCTTTAATGCGGCCAGCAGTATTCAGATCGGAATAGGGCACACCATCAAGCATGGTCTCGCAGCAAGGCTCTTCACCGCCGTTAATGTTCGTTTGGAATAATTTGAACTTCACATATTTAAAGAGGCCATTCACACGATCGTTGATCGTTTCCATGCGAAGTTTTTCGAACTGCAACAGAAGATCCTCTTCCTGTTCAACATCAGCAAGCTTCTGCGAAAGATCCCTTTCATCCTGCCCCAATTTTTTTATACGGTCATGGGTAGCAGCAATAATATCCTTCTGTCCCATGCGCTTGTTAAGGTCTGTAAGCAGAGTTGAAAGCTCGGATTTGCGCTTTTTGGCATCCGCATTATCTTCTGCAGGCTCTTCTTTTATCAGCGCTTTTTGAGTTTCTAATGCGGTCTTTATTGATAACGCCTCTTTGTTATGTTTCACGACTTCAGCCAGGCGAACCTCGATTGGTTCAGGTTGAGTAAACTGCGATTGCAGTGTGTTTAATTTAGCAGTAGCCTCGTCTAGTTCGACTTGTTTCTTTGCCAGATTATCAGCAATTTGTTGCAGAAAGCCTTCTACCTCTTCTTTATTGGCTTTAGTTTTCTGACCAGTAGAATTGATATCATCCAGTTCACGCCTCTTCCCGTTATTGAAGGCAACCAGCTTTTGTTCCCTGTCAATGTCGTAGTTTTTTTTAAACTCTGCCTTACGTTTCGCTATATCACCTGCGGGCAAAGCCTGCTTACAATGAGAGCAGGTATTTTCTGATTCATCGAACTTAAACTCTGGATATTCGAACTTGCGTATGTTGACTGTTGTAAAATCATCACGCATCTTGGTGAGGGTCTCATTGTACCTTGTAATGCGGTCCTCAGCATCAGCTTTGTCTTTTCCCAGTTGGGCGATAGAAGAGTTTAAGTTTTTAATCCGAAGTTTCACTTCATCGATATCGCCCATTGCGTTTCGATCGTGGTTCTCCAACACAACACGCAATTTATACTCAACGTCGGTGTAGCTACGGCTAAGCCTGTGAATCTCTTTCTGAATGGCAGACTGTTCATCCTGAAACTGCTTTTGAGCAGCAGTTTTATTTGATAGCTGCAAGTCAATCTCATTTAGATCGGCAGCGGCCTTATTGATCTGTACCTGCAGAGCTTCAAAATCGGGCGTCTCTTCAGGCAGGCTACGCTTAGCTTCATCAATGCGGGCGGGAATATGCTCCAGGTCTTCCTTCAGCTTCTTTTTACGGGCGCTTAATTTAGACCGGTATTCTTTGATCGTTTCCTTACCCATGCTATCCAGCAGGGCATTTAACTGCTTATCATGGCCAACAATTTCGCGATCACTGACAGCGCCGGCCATTTCGATCAAAGTTTCACGACGTTTCTGCCACGCCATGGTAACGTTGAAATAACCCGGGTGGGTGATCATCTTAAAAGTTTCGGCCGACAGGATCTTTTCGATCTTCGCGTTCCAGTCTTTAAGAAGGCATGGCACACCATTCCAATAATATTCATGCTCATTGCCGGTGTAGCTTTTTATACTAGCACCTTTCTTCTTTTGCCATTTTTCCCTGTACACATGGCGCAGGGTTGTTTCCTCGCCATCAATCAACAATATAGCCTCAACCTCGTGGTCCATTTCATTAAGGTCTGTCAGAACGGAGTTCTTAATACCAAAATCCTTTTCGTCCTGACTGTTTTTGCCAAACCAACACCAGAACCAGGAATCAGCTATTGTAGACTTACCAGATGCATTGGCGCCGTAGATATC